ATAAGACATTGAAAGAAGCCCCCATGGAACTTCTGTATGCGCCTTATGTTCCTAATCATTACGAAAACATGATTTTACAACATCGTAACATCCTTGCTGACCAGATGGATTACTTGCTATCAGGTGTTCCAAAGCACAGCAGGATTCTACTAAACTAGGTTGACATAAAAATCAACCTAGTGTATAATTCATCTAAATAAACATAGTAGCGAGTAACGCCGCTACTAATATTGCCCGATTGGCTCAGGGGTAGAGCAACCGCCTTGTAAGCGGTAGGTCGTCTGTTCGAATCAGACATTGGGCACCAATTTTTATTCCCCAGTAGCACAGCGGTAGTTGCAGTTGACTGTTAATCAACGTGTCGGTGGTTCGATCCCATCCTGGGGAGCCAAATATCTTTGTTAAGCATTCTGCTTGACAATAAATCAATAATCCTCTATAATAGAGACTACTTAGAATTTAATCTGGCGTTAGTTCAACGGATAGAACAGTAGCCTTCTAAGCTATAGATAGAGGTTCGATTCCTCTACGCCGGACCAAATCATATAGTTGTTGTAAAAATACAACAACAAAAGAATTGACAATAAATGGATATGGTGCTATAATCATATCAATGAGTTGAGAAATCTGTTTCGAAAACAGTGTGACGCAGGTTGATGCTAGGAATTTTCAGCAATGATTAGCCTAGACTGATACAGAGTAACAGGCTAGTGGAAATCACACAAATAAGCTAGCTAAACAGATTGACAATAAATGGTGCTTGTGATATAATCATAGCATGAGTTGAGAAATCAACAGGTTGTTTCAAAAAGCGAGACACGCTAGCAATAGCAAAAAGTCAAGCAGGAAACATTAAATGAGCAGGTCTCAGCCAAATGTTCTTTAAAATTTTATTTTCGTATAGACCCTGTTTAAGTTACAGGGCTCTATATGTAAACATTCTTCAGCGGGATAGACCGTGATGGATAGTTCTGTTTCGTACAGTATCCGAAGTGTGTTTTCATATAGGACAATGCTCAGTTCGTCTAGTGGCCTAGGACACCGCCCTTTCACGGCGGGTACACGAGTTCGAATCTCGTACCGAGCACCAGAATCCCGTTACTACTTTCGTTAAAGTAGCGTTTGACTAGCGATAGAGGTCCGGTGGCAGAAGACCGTTAGCGAGAGAAATACTCAGACTCTGATAGGCAGTTATCTTTCTGCACACAGATACCAGATAAAAAAGATGGACAGAGTAACCGCTCAATTAAGGGCTAGGGTGGAACCTAGTAGCTTATACTAATTTGGAAGCGTGGGTGAGAGGCTGAAACCGACAGACTGTAAATCTGTTCCCTAAAAAGCACGTTGGTTCGAATCCAACCGCTTCCACCAAACATATTTTGCTTCGTTAGCATAGCTGGCCTAATGCGCTACCCTGTCACGGTAGAGATCAGGGGTTCAAATCCCCTACGAGGCGCCAAGTTTTGATTAGTAATGTCTTTAGCGAGAGCGCCTAGTTAGTTACGGATTGTCTGTCGGTGCTAACAACATGGTTCACGCTACCCAAGAATAAGACGACATGAGGGGTAGCCTTACTAATCAATCAATTTTTGCGTATGGGCAATGGCAGCACCCAGCTGTGCGCCAAACAAAATCGGCTACATGATTTAGTAGCAATGGAATCGTAACCATTACGTTTTTGCGCTGGATTGACATTATGAGTTGGATTTGAAGCCAAACATAGACAGGTTTGATTCCTGTCAGGTGCACCAAGTTTTGTAAGTGTAGATGTTGAGAAAGCATGGTGTCGAAAGCCATGTGAGAGAATGGTACGAGTCCAACAAAATTGCAACGCTCAAGTATCAACTATTACTACGTACCTCTATCCTGTCGGCCGCTTTAAAGAAAATACAGGTAGAATGGTAGCAATGAGTGAGGTGCTACTACTTACAAATTTATCAATGCGGGGTTCGTAAAATGGCATTACCTTAGCCTTCCAAGCTAAAGTCAGGAGTTCGATTCTCCTACCCCGCTCCAGAATGTTTGACATATATCTTTCAATGATATATAATAGTGAAATGAAATGCGACTGTGATGAAATAGGTAGACATAGCAGATTTAAAATCTGCCGCCGAAAGGTGTACCGGTTCGATTCCGGTCAGTCGTACCATAATATAGTGTATTCTTGTCACCGGAAAGGGATATAGCCTACCCGTCTACGTTTTGTAGGTGAGTGCTACATCGTGTACTAAACATATTTAAGTGTTAAAATTTAGTACGAACGAAGGTGTACCACAAGGTACGGTGTGATGACAAACACTGGGAGTATATTATATTATGGTAAGAGCCTTTATAGCACAATTGGTTAGTGCAAACGACTCATAATCGTTAGGTTACTGGTTCGAGTCCAGTTGAAGGCACCAAGTATTTCGGAGAGTGGGCTGGATGGTAAGGCATCGGATTGCTAATCCGACGCTCAGAAATGGGCGAGTGGGTTCGACTCCCACACTCTCCGCCAAAGATTTTTAACAAGGAAAAATATGAAACCAAACAAAACTTTTAAGCTGCCTAAATCTACTAAACGGATTTTAGCATTATTCAAATTTTCAGATGCAGATCAACGTCATGCATTCAAACGAATTATGATTGACGCACACCTCACAAGTTCTGTGCGTCCAGCTAGAGAAAAGTCAGAGAAATAATATGTAGCGGTGGCGGAGAGGTCCAACGCAAGAGCCTGCAAAACTCTAAAATCGTGAGTTCAAATCTCACCCGCTACTCCAAGTAAAGGTTGACAACAAACCCTAAATGTTGTATAATATGTTTTTTAAACGAAAGAGGTAATGATATGAAACGTTCAATGAAACGATAGTGTCATTCTTAGAACCCATGTATTGGTCTAGGGATGGCACATTAAAGACAATTTAATACTGCTTATCCCTTCAAGATGTTACGGTAGCATAGCGGACTCTTAATCCGACAAGACTCAGTTCAATTCTGAGTGGAGGGACCAATATATGGGGTTATGGTGAAACGGTTATCACAGCAGACTTTTAATCTGCCAGTTCCGAGTTCGAATCTCGGTGGCCCTACCATATAAAAACACATTAGATACCTTTTAGCATACGTTCGCACGGCGCTCTTGTATGTTAGATTACTTTTAGTGTGTTTCTATATGGTAATAAATAAAGAATAACGGAAGATTGGCAGAGTGGCCGATTGCATCAGTCTTGAAAACTGAAGGCTCGAAAGGGTCCGTGAGTTCGAATCTCACATCTTCCTCCAAGTTAAGGATCGGTTCAGCAAATTTTATACATTCAACTTTTAATTGAAACCGTAAAAAACGATCCTGTTATATCTAGTGTAAATAGATGATGGAAACTATCATTTTAATCGCACTAAAAGAAGAAGCACCCAATCTATCAAAACATTCCAATGTGTTTTATACAGGTGTAGGCAAAGTCAATGCAGCTAGCACAACTGCTATGCTTATTGAACGACATAAGCCTAAACGAATTATAAACTTTGGCACTGCTGGAGGAATCACTGTGCATTCAGGATTTCATCAAGTGTCCAAGTTTGTTCAAAGAGATATGGTTTGTTGTGAGTTGGGAAGTCAACCAGGACAAACACCCTTTGAAGATGGAGTAGTATTAGATTTAGGAACGGGTATCACTTGTAGTACGGGTGACAATTTTGTTACTGATCCTAATCTACAAATACCCGCTGATGTGGTAGATATGGAAGCATATGCTATAGCAAAGGTGTGTAATAAGAATAATGTAGAATTCTTGTGTTATAAGTTCGTTAGCGATAGTGCAAATGATGATGCGCTAACTGATTGGAATACACAAGTAAGTAAAGGTGAGACACACTATATAAGTAAGTGTGCAGAGTTAAATATCTCCTTAGTGTAATGGCAGCATACCGGTCTCCAAAACCGTTAGTCTAGGTTCGAGTCCTAGAGGGGATGCCAGTTAAATCAAATAATCTTTGAAAAAAGTAACGGCTTCATTCATTGTAAGAAATTTCCTTGATTCTTTATGACAAGGACTTATGCTTATGCAATGCCTAGCTTGTGTAAGCGTTACAACATCATGCGGGACTCCTGCTTGAACAAGACAGGTAGTAGTTAATGTTTCGCTATATGCGAGAATAACTTCATCGTGTGTATAATGATAGTATGGAGTTCCTATTGTAGTTTTACTAGGTGGTTTACTCATAGCAGCTTCAGTAAGAGTATACCAATTCATTTTGCTATCTTCACCGTTATAAACCCAGTTTATTTTAGCACGATCCTTGTCACTGCAATCAGTATGTATAGGCCAAGAAGAATTAGGTTGACGATAGAATAGTACTGCCCATCCTACTGCTAAATTTAGTTTATCTAAGAATTCAATAAATTCTGTATTAATAAATTTATCATCTATCCTAGTGTGATTTACAGTTTGGTCAGTTGGATTTAATCCGTGTAGTGGTAACACAGGTATGTTGATATGATTACAATAGTGATTCATCAACTATTTATATTGTTATATCATAATGCATTAAATAGAGTGTATTATGATATAATGCCCTGGTGGCGAAATTGGTAGACGCACCAGATTTAGGTTCTGGCGCCGAAAGGCGTGTCGGTTCGAGTCCGACCTAGGGCACCACAAAGAAACTCGCCTTGACTGATGGCGTATAATGAGATAAGTAATCAGTCAATAAATTTCGGGGGATTGATGTAATGGTAGCCTGGGACCTTTGCAAGGTTTTCGCAACAGTTCGATTCTGTTATCCTCCACCAAATGCGTGATTAGTTCAGCATGGAAGAACGCTATCTCGACAAGATAGAGGTCAAAAGTTCAAATCTTTTATCACGCACCAAGAATACGATAAATAATTACGCGGGTAGGGTAGTCACCACACCGGTCTCATAAGCCAGGTGCATCGGCAGTGCGAATCTGTCACCCGCATCCAATAACACATATGATAGATTATATCTATACCTTCTTTGCTATCTTTTTTACTGATATCTTTTATACATATTACCTAAAAGCGGTACATGAAGATAAAGTATTAAGGGCAAGTTGCTGGTCAGTTTTAGTATTTTTAGTTGCTTGTTCAGCAGTTATAGAGTATACTACTAATCATATGTTATTGATTCCAGCAGCGTTTGGTGCCTTCTTTGGCACAATGGTTGGAATGAAGTTAAGAAATAAAAACCGTGTGTAGCGCAGCCTGGTTAGCGCATCTGCTTTGGGAGCAGAGGGTCGGGAGTTCGAATCTCTCTACACGGACCAATTAAAAAATTGTTATGGACCATATAAATTATACATATACTTTTGATGAATCAAAAGACAATTCTTTTGAAATTAAATTTAATCCAATAACAAGGGAATTAAAATCACACAAGGATGAAATAAAAGAAACTGCTATACACATAGCTAAGACCAATACTAAACAACTGTATGTTTTTAGTAGCGGCGGGATAGATTCAGAAATCATATCTGAACAATTTCTAGAATTGGGTAGCAATTTTAAAATCATAACGTTAGAAATTAAATACGGTAATAGGCATATTAATGATTATGATACTACATACGTAAATCATTGGTGTAAAAAAAATAACATAACACAAATCTCTGAAACATTTGATATGGATTATTTCATAAAAAATGATATACCTAGATACATTGACATGGGTTTCAAATCGTCTGCTATATATCGATATATGCAAATCTACATGTTAGAAAAAGCCGATGAGTTAGACGGTATAGCAGTATTGGGAGGCAGAGAAACTGATATTTATTTGAACGATAATAATGAACCATGCATAGAAAATGGGGTGTGGTTTAATATAGCTATGGACTATTGTTCAAAATTTAAAAAAAAACATTACCCCGCATTTTATTTACAAAATTCAGAAATTATGGCTAGTTATTTAAAACTGCCAGTAATCAATACTATGATAACAACTCCGGGATATTTTGATATCAAGATGAATAAACTTAATAACGGAAAAATACTTCCCCCATCTGAAAAGGTTATAGAATATCATAGATTATTCCCAAAATTGAAACTTAGACCAAAATTTAATGGATTTGAATTGTTGAGAAAAGTAGAGCATGATTTTGTACAACAATTAAAATTAAAGTTTCCAAAAGAATCTTTCAAACATTTAATCCCAATTAATTTAATAAAATTTCAATTAGGTATCTAATTAAATAAGTAATAAAAAGGAAGATGATATGAGTAAAGGTAGTAGCCCAAGACCATATAGTGTTAGTCAAGAAGAATTTGCAAATAGCTTTGATAAGATATTTCGGAAACCCTCAAGAAAAGATATTGAGGATGCCCAAAATGAGCAAGAAGCATTTGACTATATTAAAGAAAAGCTGTATAATACACAAGAAGGAGATAAAGAATGCAAGTAAGAGCAAAACATATTTTAGTTCAATCATTGAACGAAGCGGTTACATTAAAAGAAAAGATTAGTGCTGGTGAAGATTTTTCAGCATTAGCAAAGATTCACAGCAAGTGCCCAAGTGGTGCTAACGGCGGTGATTTAGGAATGTTTGGACGTGGACAAATGGTAAAGCCTTTTGAAGATGTTGCGTTTGGTAGTGATGTTGGTCAAACTAGTGGCCCAGTACAAACACAATTCGGTTATCATTTGATTCAACGTACAGGATAAAAGTAAGCCTCGTTAACTCAGTGGTAGAGTAGCGCCTTTACACGGCGAATGTCGGCAGTTCGACCCTGTCACGAGGTACCAATTTTAAAGGGAAAGTATGTATGTCAAAATCAGAAGATACAATAAATCGTGCATACGGAAATGTACCCAAAGAGGTTTCGTTATTTAATTTAAATCTTGAAGGATTCCCTTTTAGAGGTATTAAATATTACTGGTTAATATTAAAACGAAAGTTTACAAGATAAGCGGGATTAGTTAAATGGTAGAACGGGACCTTGCCAAGGTTCGGACAGGAGTTCGATTCTCCTATCCCGCTCCAAAGATAAAGTAAAAGTTATGGCACATCAACAACAATTCAACTATATACAAAAATTAAAATTAAAATACCCAACTCAATTCTTTAATAAAAAAGTATTAGAAGTTGGAAGTCTTAATATCAATGGGTCAATCAGAGTGTTCTTTACTGAATGTGATTATTTGGGCATTGATGTTGGTCCTGGAAAAGACGTTGATTTAGTCTGTGAAGGACAAAGTTTAGATCATCCAGCTGAAACATATGATACTGTGGGTAGCTGTGAATGCTTTGAGCATAACCCATTCTGGGTTGAGACATTTAATAACATGCATAGAATGACCAAGCCCGGCGGCTTAATTTTTATGACATGCGCTACTACAGGTAGACCTGAACATGGTACTACTCGCACTAGTCCACAAGATAGTCCGTTGACTACAGGTAAGGGATGGGAGTACTATAAGAATCTAACAGCAGAAGATTTTATACAAAACATCGACCTTGACAATATGTTTTTAGCATATGAGTTTGAAACAGGTTCCCCGCATCAGGATTTGTATTTTTATGGAATTAAAAGGAGATAGTATGAACGAAAGTAGAGCAAGATTCACTAGCCAAGAGGCTGTAGAGATGATTGGTAATCGATTTGAAATGGTTCTAATCGCATCGGCTAGGGTTAGGGAACTCAAGCGAGGGCATAAGTCTAAACTAGATAAACCCACTACTGCAGGACCAACTGTCGTTGCACTAATGGAAATTGAAAAAGGCCTTGTTGGCCGTGAATATCTCAAACAATTGAGATAAGTTACCCAAAACGTGTTTACAACAAATACATTTTGTTATATAATACACGTATTGAAAGATTAAAGGATCGGTTCAGCAATTTAACAATTACTGGCTGATGGTCAGAGATAACTTCACAGACTATCAAGGTGAGTTTGGATTTCTCACTTGAAACAAAAAGTACAAAACGATCCTGTTTTTTATATTAGGGTGCTTCCAGCAAATTTAAAAACTTTACTTGAAATGAAGCAAAACAGCACCCTGTTGCATATTACACACAGAAAGGAGAAACTATGCAATTCGCAAACGCTATACTAAACCAAGAAGCCCGTACCGCCAACGGTATGAAGGCTCGTGAATCAACCAGCAATGCTTGTGTTGATTTGTTCTATAACATCGGTGCAAGCCGTGGTAAGAACATCATCCCGCAATTCACTGCGGCTTATGTAGAAAATGCAGACCTGGCATTGCGTATCGTCCAATGGGCACGTGATGTTCGTGGTGGTGCGGGTGAACGTGAATTGTTCCGTCAAGTCATGTTGCACTTGGAAAAGACTAACCCAGCTGATGCTGCTCGTCTTATCACTAAGGTGCCAGAACTTGGTCGTTTTGACGATTTGCTAGTTTTTCAAACTAAGGATATGAAGGCTAAGGCCTACACATTGCTTGGTGACTACTTGCGTCAAAGCAATGGACTCGCTGCTAAGTGGACTCCCCGTAAGGGCAAGATCGCGGCTGAAATTCGTGACTTCTACGGTATGAGCCCAAAGCAATATCGTAAGACTCTTGTTGGTATGACTACCGTTGTTGAAACACAAATGTGTTCTAATGACTGGGATAACATCAACTACAGTCACGTTCCATCTGTAGCGCATAGTCGTTACAAGAAGGCTTTTGGTCGTCATGGTACAACTTATGCTGAGTACATCACTAAGTTGGTTAAGGGTGAAGCAGGTGTGAAGATCAATGCTAACGCAATCTTCCCACACGATGTGTTGAAGGGTCGTATCAGTGGATACGGTGCTACAACTTGGTCTAAGACTGAGTTGGATGCTATTGAAGCACAATGGAATGCATTGCCTAACTATGTTGGTGACTCAAGTGTGTTGCCTCTAGTTGACGTTAGTGGCTCTATGACCTGCATTGCAGGGAAGAAGGGTTCTACTACTTGCCTAGAAATCGCAGTTAGCTTGGGATTGTATTTTGCTGATAAGAACAAGGGTAAGTTCAAGGACTGCTTTTTGACTTTCAGCGACAAGCCAAAGTTGTTGAACCTTAAGGGTTCAATCAATCAAAAGATTGACCAAATGGTCAGTTCTGATTGGGGAATGAGTACAAACCTACATGGTGCGTTCAATCAAATCCTTGACACTGCTGTTAAGAACAAGGTATCACAAGCAGAAATGCCTGAAACTTTGATGATTTTCAGCGACATGCAATTTAACGCTTGCGTTAAGTATGATGACAGTGCAATGGAAATGATCGCACGTAAGTATGCCGAAGCAGGTTACGATTTGCCTAAGGTAGTTTTCTGGAACTTGAATGCTAGCGGAAACGCTCCAGTTGAGTTCGACAAGGGTGGTACCGCTCTTGTATCAGGATTCAGCCCAGCAATCGCTGCTAGTGTATTGGGTGCAGACCCAGATGCATTTAGCCCAGAAGCTATCATGCTTAAGGCTGTGATGAACAGTCGCTACGATTTGGCGTAACAGTCAATGAATCAAAAAATACCCGGTTCGCCGGGTATTACCATATCTTGACAAATAATGGTGATTGTGATATACTATGTCTATGCGTAAATTAAGTGAAAACGGAAAAGTAGCAGTACTATACAGCCCTGACTTTGGTGCTGGATGGTACTCGTGGAACCTAGACTATCCAGAGATATTGTTTGACCCTGCAATGGTAAAACTTGTAGAGAAGGGACAGTATGATGAATTGTCTACTTATGTAGAATTGAAGTATCCTGGTATATATACAGGTGGATTGAGTAATTTGAGGGTAGAATGGATAGAAGAAGGTAAAAAATTCCGTGTAGTAGAATACGACGGTAGTGAAAGTATAGAAGTACAAGACGATATGGAATGGATGATAGCATAGTGTATAAAGTAATAACAAAAGAACAAGAACAAGAGTTTACCTCATTAGATTTGGCCATGGAACATGCCAAACTAATGAATGAGTTTGTCACCATCAGTGGTGGCGAGTTTGAAATTGTAGGACGATTTGGTGTTGATAGTGTAGTAGATGGAAAGACTCCTGACGGAGTAGCATACACTTGGAACAAGGCAAGCAGAATCGGCCGAGTAAAGAAGGAGAAATAATATGCCAGCAGTATTTTTAGTTAGTGACACACATTTTGGCCACGCCGGGGTGTGTAGGTTTACAGAATCAGACGGAGTAACAAAGATTCGTCCATGGACTGATCCACATGAAATGGATGAGGAAATGGTTAAGCGTTGGAACGATACTGTACGACCAAACGATAAAGTATATCACTTAGGTGATGTAGTTATCAATCGTAAAGCATTACCGACGATGGCTCGTTTAAACGGTGATAAGGTTTTAATTCGCGGCAATCACGATATCTTCCCTGATGTGGAATATAGTAAGTACTTCCGTGAATTAAGAGCATATCATGTTATGAACGGAATGATCTTAAGTCATATCCCGTTACATAGTGATAGCTTAGGAAGATTTGGTACTAACATTCACGGACACTTACATTCTAATCGTGTAAAGAAAGCACGTGGGGTTGATGCTAGAACCGGAGAAGTTCTGTACAGTGATGAGCCAGATGTACGCTACCATTGCGTATGCGTGGAGCAAACTGACTTTAAACCTATCTTATTTGAAGATGTTATCAAACGTATTGAAGCAGAAGGCGGGTCAGTTGGATTTAGAAACGGCAATGGTCCTACAATGTAAGGAGTTAGTAATGGAAATAGAAGTTGAAGCAGGTCGAAAAACAAAGAAATTCATTGAGGCAATACTACCCTCAATGCTTAAACAACTTAAACTTGAGAACTGCCGAAAAGCATTACTTATCCGTGTTGCTGATGAATGTGAGGGCAATGACCAGGGGCTAACCCTTGATATGTCTGAGTTGTGTGGTGCGTATTTGATTGTCATCAAACCCAATCGCAAATTGATAGATTTGGGGCTGACCCTTGCTCATGAAATGGTTCACGTAAAGCAATTAGCCAAAGGTGTTCTTAAACAACGTAGCAATGGACATACTTGGGCCGGAAAAAAGTATAGTAAGAAAACTCCGTATTTGGATATGCCATGGGAAATTGAAGCATTTAGCAAACAGGAATTGATACTCCGTCGTGCGTTTGCTGAATGATAAATAAAAGAAAGGGCATCATATGTCATCAGTTAACAAAGCATCTATGGAAGCAACTGCAATTCAACAGCATCATGCCCTATTTCGCAATGAAGAACGTCATAGGGAAATGATTGTTAATGACCGTCATATTAAAGAGCGACTTATTGATAATGAAATACATAGAATAGAAGCCAATCGTCGGATGATGAGGGCAGGACAAAATGTAGATAAGCTAGCTTAATAGGATCTTCGGATCCTATTTTTTCGGGATTAATTTAATAATTATAATATACGTATAAATAAGAATATCATGTTTCAATTCATCACAGACCTTTCACACACACTATTAAGTTTTATAAAAGATGACCCTGTTCGCCCTGAAATATCTAAAGATTTTAGAGTTAGCGATGGTAGAGTTGTCGCAGCATTAACTGACGAAGAACAAAATCCAGAAGCAATGGTTTGTGTTAGCTTCCATGATTTCGTTCCCGAAGATGTTGAAGGATTAAGCAAAACCTCAACAGTCCCTACTACCGCAATATTCTATACTATTTGGAGTTACAAAAGCGGTAAAGGTAGAGACTTGCTTTATCAAGCGGTAAAGGGAATTCAAGCACAATATCCTAGCGTAACTAGATTTGTGACACTAAGCCCTAAGACAAACATGGCCCGTAGATTCCATCTAAAGAACGGGGCTATCGTTTTGCGTGAGAACATAGATACTACCAATTATGAGTATCTGACAGAAACCCCTAAGGAAACACTAGACGGTGAAGTATGACTTTTAATTTTTCTGATTTAGAAACTAATGGATTTGTTATCTTAAACAATGTAGTTAGCATGGAAGAAATTGATATACTAATACAAAATCACAAAACAGCATCATCTTCCATACAGTTTACATTTTCAGATAAAATAAATTCAGACACCGGTTTACCCGTCTCTACATTAAAATCAACGATTGAATCAATTCTCAAAGACATAAACAGAGAAACAACAATAAAAACGGATCGAGTTTCATCAAGCGGAGTATATTTTAATAATAATTACATAAAATTAGATTGGCACCAAGACCATGAAGTATTTTATAAAACCCAAGATACATTTAATAACTTGAATTTTTGGATACCTATAATTAAACCAAATGCGGATCAAAATGGAATCAGAATTATTCCGTTCAAAACACTAAATGAAAAAATTCCCGAAATAACAGAAAAATATATTATACATAAAGGCGCTCAGAGATTTAAATTTAAAGATAATAAAACTACTATTTTTAATGATGACGCCGGAACTCATGTAACGTTGGATGAAGATATATTATCATTGAGCGAAGAAATTAACATAAGTCCGGGAGACATATTAATTTTTCGAGGAGATGTAATTCACAGGACTTCGGCAGATACTACAACTAATAGAGTAGCAATTGCAATCCGATCTATGTATAGTGAGGGAATATTTAGTAAATCTAAATTTTTTAATGATTGTGCCTTCAAGAAGAATCAAATTCAAAATAATCCAAGAAATTATCATCATATAATAAACAAACTTGAAGAAGAACCGAACAGAGAATTCTTTAAAATAAATGAATTTATATGGTCTACTTCATTTCGCGGGACTTCAAATCACTATGGTTTGAGGGGCGTTGACGATAAAAATTTGTTGTAAAAATACAACAGTCTAAATTGCTTAATTTTTGAGCAACTTCCCACTTGACAATAAATGGTTTTGGATGTATACTATGGGTATGCTGAGAGAACACCTAAAATCTCGTCACTTAGACTTAGAACTTCACAGGCCCGTGCTTGATGAAGTTGAAGGTGTTGCTACATTCTATTTGTGGAATCTAAGCGGCCAATTAGTCGGGTATCAGCAATATCGCCCCTTGGGCGAGAAAAAACCACAGAATAATCCCAAGCAGGGCAAGTATTTCACATACCGAAATCAGCCTACCCAGACAGTCTGGGGCGTGGAAAGTCTCTATTTAAGCCCCGGAGTCGTGTTTGTGTGTGAGGGGGTGTTTGATGCGGCCCGGTTGACTGAGCGTGGATTTAGTGCGTTGGCCGTGCTATCTAACAACCCCAATCAAGACTTGGGAAACTGGTTAACCTGTCTTAACCGCAGGGTTGTCACAGTTTGCGACAATGACGATGCAGGCCGCAAGTTGGCCAAGTTTGGAAACTGTTGCGTTTTTACAACAGACAAGGACCTCGGGGATAGCAGCCCGGAATTCGTCTCGGCCTTACTGGAAACTTACAGTTGACATTAAATGGGTTTACGTGTATAATTCATCTATGAACTCAAAAATCGCCCGTAAGCGTAGAACTGATCGTAATCAAGTACTGTATTTTATACAAGATACAGTTACATTTGAATACTATATTGGTTTGACTGCTGTGTGTTTCGCAGGTAATGTGCGTAAGACATTGACCCGTCGTATGCAAAAACACATGCAACGGGCTATGACTGAGCGTAAGAATTGGGGTCTGTCTTGTGCATTGCGTGAACGTGGTGCCGAGCGTTTTATATTCGGTGTTATTGAAGTTGTTCGTGGCAAGCGTCCTGCTCATAGCCGTGAAACAGAATTGATTAACACATTGCGTCCCGAATTGAACACATTCGGGATTAAGTAAGGAGAACATTATGAAATACTTTTGGGATAAAGCAAAAGGTCTCAATGCTGACATTGAGCGTCACCGCGCCAAGGAAAAAGAATTAGAATCTAAGATTGCTGAACTTGAAGGTAAAGAAGACTCAATGAGTATTGCCGCATTGCGAGTGTATCGTAGGTTTCTTTATCAATTACAAGTAAGCAAGGTAGAAGTTGTTTCTAAGATTGGAAAGAAGTGATGACTAAAGCATGGAAACCATTATCAGAAAAGCGCGGGTTTAATAGGCTAGTTAAAAAATTAAAGTGTGAGCGTAAGAACGCACAGCCTGTACAGCCCGCGCCCTTGAAGGAAGAAAAAAATGAACGAACGAATTGATAAACTGCTGGTTGAGGCTGGTGCTCGTTTTGGTGGTGATGGTGTTGATTATAGCAACTTTGATCCTAAAAAGTTCGCCGAGTTGATTGTTCTCAAATGTGCTGAGATTGCTGATACTGCGGAACCTTTCCTTAGTTCGGATTTGATTAAACAACATTTCGGAGTTGAAGAATGAACGAACAATTTAGTAAACTATTGCAGGAATGTATTGTCCCTGCCGATCAAGCAGTAGAGTATAGTAAATCTAAGGGGTTTGTAATCCCTGATGAAAAATTAGATGTTGCTAAATTAGCCCTGTTGATTGTGAAAGAATGTGCTGGTGTTGGATATGACGCATCCTATTATGAATGTGCGTTGAATGTTAGTAACAAGATTAAAGAACATTTCGGAGTTGAAGAATGAACACACCGATCGTTCCTGACCATGTAATCAAGATGTGGGCTGATCCTCGCTTTCAAATTCTAGCAGAGGTTGACAAACTATTGAATGGTAGTAAAACTTGGGCGGGTATGGAATATACCTATCATCCTATACATCCTGACAAGTATAAACCCGTTGCAGTAAAGGTACGTAAAGCATTGTATGCCCTTCAATTAGAATATGGAGTTGAGGAATGAGTAACGAAATCACTATTGAAATGCTTGACCGAAAGATTGCCTGGTGTGAGCAAAACGCATTTTGGGGTAAAGGAAGTTTGATACAATCTATGAAAGACTTTGTGTATGAACAACAACGGGAATCTATCACCGAAGATTGGGGTGATGAGATATCGCAGCCTCTACTTTCAGAAAAACTAAATGTTCCCCGAGTGTCTTATAGGATCTATTACTCTAAGGACAACCTGACTCGTAGGATTTTTATCTTCCGTGGTAACTGTTCACAGGCAGAGACTGAAATAATGTTAGATTTAGGATTTACTTTTGCTAAAGACGGTGATACAGAAAACATCCCTGATACCCAATTCAATTGACTATATACCAAACTTAGTGTACAATAACATATCTTAACTGGAGCTATAACATGAATCTTGAACAAGTAAACAATCTCTTTCAACATAGAATCACCGACGGCAGTGAATATCTTTGGCATTGCTATGGAGACAATGTTCGTAGTATTGACTACACTAGCACATACGCATGTGGATATGTAGTATTTGATACTGACACACAAACAGTGTATGAAGTGAGTGTTAGTCCAGTAGCTGGTTCTTGGGATGTTGAACCAAAGCCCTATCGTTACATTAATCCAGAACATCAGGAAGCATACAAACAAGAAGCAACCAATCGTGGTATTGATGCTGACCAAGCATGGGATGATATCAAGTGGGTTGACTTGGAAACAGAAGAAGATTTTATTGAAAAGGCAACAGCTATGTTTAAGGGTGAAAAGTTTGATACTCGTATTCAAGTGCCAATTGATTTAGACAATGACACTATGCTAAAATTGTCAATGGAAGCACACAAGCGAGATATCACATTGAATAAGATGGTTGAGGAAGTATTGCGTAATGTAATTGCTGAACATGAACTTAATATTGCTTAACATTTACAATTACATCAAAGATGACTATACAACAAACCCTTTTCGTTTTGTCGTTGAAATTACGGCTTGGATTATTAGTGTCGGGTGTTCGGTCACAATGGCGCTCACGGTACCACAACCACCCCTTCTCATTCTTTATCCTATATGGATCACTGGTTGCGCTATGTATGCTTGGGCTAGTTATACTCGCAAGTCGTTTGGTATGATTGCCAATTATATGTTGTTAGTGACTATTGATAGTATTGGTCTTGTTCGTATGTTAATTAATTAAGGAAATATCATGGGTAAAAAGAAAATTGAATCTAAAATTGAACCAAGTAAACTTGAACCACTGTGGGCCAAGACAGGTGATAACTCTTGGATTGCAACATTACAAGAGGATCCAGAGACAGGTGATATGATTCTACCATTGCCGGATGATTTAATGAAATCACAAGGATTTGAAATTGGTGATGTGTTGAAATGGAAAGACAATAAAGACGGATCATACAGTATTAGTAAGAAAGCATCCGAGGAGAAACAATGGGTGTTAGTTGAAGCGGTAAGCACATTTCGTACTCGTTACCTGGTTGAAGTTCCAATTGGTATTGATGACTATGGCAATGACAAGGTTAAATGGGCATTGGATACTGTAGTGATGGGTGAAGCAAAAGAGTTTAGTCAGGAACATCTTGGTGAACAAATTGTTAGCCATCGTGTAGTGACTAGGAAGGAAGCATTTGCTTTGTGTGATGTAGACAATGACTACGCCGATGAGTGGGAAAAAGAACTAAAAATGAAAAACTTTTTTACTACATGGGAAGAACAAAATGGAAACGATTGAAGCACTAGCAACACCTTATCATCCAACAAAAGATTGGAATGAAAAAGAATGGGATAAATTTACTAATTGGTTAACTGGAATGCTTAAAGTAAATGAAACTGTTACAGTTACCTTTACTAAGCAAGATGGCACTGAGCGTGTAATGAACTGTACACTAAAACCAGAACTATTACCCGAAGCAAAACCATTAGCTGAAGGTAAAACACCTCGCAAGGAATCAACCACTAGCATCCGAGTGTTTGACTTAGAGAAAAAAGAATGGCGCAGTTTCACTACAAAAAACGTCACTAGAGTGGAATTTAGTATTTGACAATAAATGGAGTATCTGCTATACTATGGGTTATGAAAAAGCAAATACTCTCTTTCAAAATTGAACAGCCCAAACATCGGGCTCACCATGTGTTGTTTCAAAACAACACTCCGTTCAAGCCAAAATCTGTACAATCCAAAGTATTGTACAAACGCAAACCTAAGCATTCCAAGCAGGAGTTTTGATATGAACGAATCACTTGTAGTTTTGGAAAAATTGTTACGGTCCCATGATTGGTATTTTGACTATAGTGATGACCATTCCGTTTGGAAGAAGGGCATGGCTGAACGGTCTGCTATCAATCAGGAACAGAAAAGATTGATTGATTCGGGGCTGGCCACAGTAGAGGAAGTCCAAGAATTGACACAAAAATACGCCCCCAAAGGTTGACATTAAATGGTCTTGGGTGTATACTACACATGTTAACTCAAAAAGGAAATTAAAAATGTCTCTTAAACTTAAAGCACTATTACAGTTGGTTGGTCTCGTAGCATTCGCAGCAGGAGTCTCGTTGTCCATTGATTGGGTCTTTGCTACTTTCCCTCGTGAAACAATCGGCACCGCAATTGGTCTCGGGGCTATTGGTTTTATATTTTACTTGGGTTACAGTCTTTTGCTAACCCGTCTTGAATCTCTGGAAACTCTCAATAAAATTGAGCAAGACCTGAAAAAATAATTTGACATTAAATGGATTTGGGTTTATAATAGAGTCTTAATCAGTTAACTAAAGGAGTTTTTATGACTGACATTTCTGAAATCAACCGTGCTATTCTAGCAGGTAACTTTACCAATGACCAACTGACTAGCATCACCGATGCAATTCGTTTTGCTCGTGCCCAAATCGCACAGAAAAACAAGTACACCCTGACTGTCGGTACTAAAGTGAAATTCACTAACAGCCGCAGTGGTCAGGTAATCACAGGTGATGTACAAAAAATCAATCGCAAATTTGTTATCGTTAAGACTGGTCCGTTGAATACATGGCGTGTTCCGGCTAACATGTTGTCAGCCGCTTAAGGAGTAAATCATGGATAAAGTTTTTATTATCATTGGTGCCGCAATCGTAGGTATTGCTGGTATTCTATTTCTTGGTTTTCTATTAAGTTGGCCCGTGATGTGGCTCTGGAATAACGCACTAGTTGGAGCTATTAATGGCATCAACGAAGTGTCTTGGGTTCAGGCTTGGGGTATTTCTACATTGTCTGGTATCTTATTTAAAACTACCGTGAGTAATTCAAAATGAGCAAAATGGCTGACTTGGATCTAAGTATCCGTGATATGCTGGACGAGGGCTATAACCCGGTCTCTATCTCTGTGCGACTGGGAATCCCCTTGCACTTTGTATATGACATTTTGGAATATGAACAGGGTCCTGAGGAATTGAGTCCCTACAATACGGTGAATAGTTAATGGCTGCAATATCATTTGGCACCTTCAAGGAATCATGCGAGGAACGTGATTACGAACCTCGCAGCCATGAAGAAAAATCGTTATACGTTTTTAGTAAAAACGGTATCAAGTGCGAGATTAAGAAAAACAATTATACAGTAGGTTGGGAAGCAAAGCCTGAATACATTGCTGAAATACGTAAGCACCTGATTGAGGCAGGGTTTACTGAGAAATTAGGTAAACGTGCCGAGAAGCGTAAGGACGAAAAAGATTACATGCATGTCCCCTTTGATGGTGACGTCCTTGAAAACTTTTGGATCATTGTTGCTATTATTGAATCAATTGAATCTATTGTTAAAAAGATCCGCGGACAAGCAATTAAGCCAATTCCGCGTGAAGTGTCCGAGCGTAACATCTTTGAGAAGATTGCCAAACGATTCCGTTATTTTATCGACAATGAGGATGGATTTGGTCTAGAGAATGCTCGGTCATTGCTTGAGGGTGATAGTATCGACCATTTGATTACAATTGGTGAATCAGTTAAGCGTACAAAAGAAAATACATATCGGGAACATATTGTCCCTTGTATTATGATTTTCAATCAAGCGGTGACAATGACTATGGAAAAGCGTAGTGTTACCGAAGTAGCACAAATGATTAAGAATAATTTGGCTATTGTATTGATTACTAATCAGGAAGCTGATTTGCTAGACGGCGAACTGGACATGCAAACTAGCATGCCTGAGGGCTGGAATTTCGGGGATAGCGTATTTGCTAGACTGGAAACTGCTGGAATTAAGCTAAAATAAATGTTGACATTAAATGGTTTTGGGTATATAATATAGTCTTAATCAGTTAAACAACAGGTGAAGAAAATGAAAGTGTATTCGTTATTAGGGTTCGTAGACTATGAGGGATCGGACCTGATAGGAGTGTTCGGTTCTGTAGAGGACGTACTAAAATGTGTGCGTGAGGGTAAGTGGTATTTTGATGAAATAGGCTACGTAGAGTCCGAACTGGGCGAGAAGGTAGACGTACTGGGTGAAGTAGAGTATGTGTCCTTTGTTCGTAATGGTCAACTAGTGGACGTTTAGGTTGACATTAAATGGTTTTGGGTATATAATAGAGTCTTAATCAGTTAATTACAGGAGTTCTCAAATGGCTTATATGTCTCAGGAAAAGAAAGCAAAAATCGCCCCTAAAATCAAGGCTATTCTTGCTAAGTATAAAATCAAGGGTTCGTTGTCTGTGCGTAATCACATGACCCTGTGCTTGACCCTGAAGTCGGGCGCTATTGACTTTATCGCTAATTCTAATAAAGTTTGCGGTAATGACTACTATCAAGTGGCTCGTGGTTTTACCCCAAACACTAACGGCTATGATGATGTTAACCCCTATCATTTCCAAAATCATTATGACGGTGTAGCCCTTGCTTTTATGAAGGAAGTGTTTGCTGCTATGAATGATGGCAATCATGACCACTCTGACATTCAATCCGACTACTTTAACGTAGGCTGGTATGTTGACGTTAACGTAGGCAAATGGGACAAGCATTACGTGGTTGAGGCTTAATATGAATATTGATGCTGAACAATTACTATTTTTTGAATTCTTGTCATCATTGAGCGAGGATCAATTGAAAAAGTATTTTGCTATGCTTGGTCCAGAAGAATCGGAATATGTTCGCCGTGTTGTGCGTAATGTTGGAACACAATTGAATTTGGCAATTGCCGAATTACATGATGAGGTTGAGGACCTTGCAATAGCAGGAAGTGTCCTTGATGGTTTTACTCTTTCGGGTAAAACAAAATGATTTTGATAGCACAAACGGTTGACAATAATGCCAATCTGTGTTATCATTATAACAGTGCTGAGTGATATCAGTACATTTTTTAAACTTAGCTTATCTTCATAAAGGAATTAAAATGGCTAAACAAACTTTCAAAGTCGCTGGTATTACTACACACAATGGTAACACTAAGGTTCGTTTTACTGATGACATGGTTCGCCGTATCAAGCAGTTCACTAAGGGCGGAGCAAGTCGTATTGACTTGGTCGAGTTGCCTAGTGAAATGACTAAGGTCGAGGCTCTACAGCATCTTGCTACACTGGAGATGTTTGCATCTCCCGGTGATCAGGCAACTATCGCTGATACTCTTGCTGACAAAACAAAGGAAGCAAATAAGGGTACTGTAAAGGTTAAGGTCTCTAAGACTAAGCCTAGTATTGATGCTATCAAGGCACGTGCTAAGAAGTCTACTAAAGAAGTTTCGGTAGAGCAAGTTCTAGCCGAAGCTGGTGTAGCGGCTAAATAAAAAAGAGGGGCTATATGCCCCTACTCTTAATAAAGGAATAATATATGTCAGTATTAAACACATTCGCTAATAAGTTCAACCCCCGTCGTAACTTTGATCCTTCTAAGATTGAGGATTTGCGTGAGTTGAAATATTTCAAAGAACACATGGCATGGAAAACAGCTTGCCCGTTTCACCTAGAGGATCCGTTCTTAGAGATTCCCGCAATGTGTATGTCAAAATATACTGACCATATGCTTATGAATTTAAGTAGCTTGTCTTATGAAATCATAGAGTAAGACAAATGAACAAAGCCCCGAAAGGGGCTTTTTTTTAACTTAAAATTTCAACCCACTTATCAATCACATATTTCCAATCATAGGATTGTGCATGATGTTGTGTCTCTAAACAACGTTGGCGATATTGTTCCGGGTTTGCTTTATAGTAACTCAATAACTCTACCGTCTTTTCTATAAACTCGTGCTCCACTATAGGAACAAAATGTGCGCCACTATTTCCAACTCTGTGGTAGTGTCCAACTGGTGTACTAATAACTAATTTACCAGCAGCTCCTGCTTCTAATAAGGGTAGACCTGCCCCTTCTTCTGTGCTAGCAATCAGTACTGCATCTACACTTTTATAAAATCCCGGCATGGTAATAAACGAATGATGATATGATGCCGCTGCTTTGAGTTGTAATCCTGCTCGTTGTGTAGCAATCTCTAATAACCATGGACGCTTAATCTTTTGATGTACACCCACTTGTCCTAAATTCATACAACCTACTGTGCGTAATGAATCATTTGGTTTACTATAAAAACTATTAGTATTAATTCCTAATGGTGTAACAGTTGCCGGTCTAGTAATACCTAATTGTGTACTAACTTCACTTAACCACTCACTAACGGCGCCGTACTTGTGAAACTTATAAAAGTCATCACTTCCGTGCATTTCAATTAGTTCATCCATATCTAATTTTGAATGACTGATAACTACGCATTGCTTTGGATCAACTATTTTATAACTATAACCGAGTAGTCTCCATCCATGCGGAGTGGTAACAAACAGGTCAGTAGTATCAATTAATTCCTGCATCTCTGCTAAACTATAACTTTGATTCCAGGGTAATAGTTGACAATCAAAACCATATCCCCAAAGATACTTACACAATTCATAGTGAATGGTTCCAAATGCCCAAGTGGGCTCCATGTAGAATACTATTTTTTTCATATTGAGTCGTAATTAATTATTTGCCGAGTGTCCTGATTTATCACAATACCATCATAGTTTAAAAACTTCTTAAGTATATGCCTGTAATGATCATACTCATCATTAGTCAATACTATAACATCAAATGCAAAGTATTCCTGTGTTAATAGATAGTCATTAAAATTACTTGCTATAACTTTCTTTTGAAACAATGAGGGCAATGTATCCAGGTTAATAAATTCAGTATCTTTACTTAGACTAGGGAGATAGAATAGATTTTTTATTTTTGGTAATTCATATCTACCCCACCAATAACTGTATGCAGCCCAAAATTCACAATTGTTTCTGTAATCTAAATCAAACAAGTATGGGTCGTTTATCTGTTTAACATACTCTGAATTGAACCAATAGAAGTTACCCTTAAAGTGCCAATGCCACATAGAACCAACTAAGTTAGCTCCTTGATTTAAATGATATAAACAAGTTTCACTGTTGTCAACCACTCCGTACATCATTAATGATGCCCAACGTAATCCATTTTCAAATTCTAATACGTCTGATTTGCTAGCACCCTTGCAATGCAAGTATAGACCATAGAAGTCTAACTCATTAGCATCTTGCCAAAACTTTCTTATTGCAGGATATTCATAATGTGACGCAGTAAATCCGCTATTGACGTATTCAATGTCTAGCCCATCTAAAAAATCATAAGGTGTCCAATCAACAGAATGAACTATGATTATTTTCTCATTGTGTAGATTGCTGGCTTTTAGTTTGCTAATGATATGAAACAGACTAGCTTTTGTATTCGGTAACTCATTACACGAAATATAAATTCTAATCGGTTTCATTTCATTGTTTAAATACGCCATAGTATGCTTTACCGTAACATCCTGATTCACGTAATGTTACTGTGCCTGAGCCCGGCAATGCAATGATACCGTCTAGCATATCTTTTGTTAGTTCAAAGGGATGTCCGTCATGTGCTGGAATATCAATCCATTCAAATATTCTAAGTACAGGTGCTGCACGTTTAGCATTGTTAATAATTCGTTCTACACTTTCAACATGCTGTAAGCAATTGTAAATCCAAACTTCATCATATCCTTCTTCATCTACTAGTTCACCGGGCTGTACATTGACGCTAATATTATGTCCAGCATAACGTAATTTAGTCCATTCAGGATAATCAATTGGATCACAGACTTTGCCTTCTTTAAGATTCTTACACTTAAGAAGCATAGAACTTGGACCACCACCTATATCAAGTATGCGTTTGTTTTGTGCATCAAACGAATAACCCATGCGTGGTATTTCCATAAACTTAGCATAGACATAATGCTTCTGATCCTCATCAAAAGTATTAGCGCAGTTACCCCAATACTCTATTTCAAATTTGTGGTCGTCATGATGGTCGCTCATGTTGGTAAGTCTTTCTTTAGCCAATTCATATTTGTTCTATCCTCATGCATTTGATACCAGCCCTTGCCCTCATGCACATCTAAAACCATTTGAAAGTATTCTTCATACATGGGTGCAACACGTTCTAGTGTAAAGTTCTCTGCAAACTTTCTGCAATTTTTTGGATCAATTGTATGTATGTTTTTTGCTGCCCATACAAACTGATCAAATGTATGACAACGATATCCTGTGTATCCGTGAACATTATTCTCTGTGAAGCTACCCCAGTCAGTTGTGATTGTAGGAGTGCCACTTAATAGTAACTCAATCTGTACACCGCCGAATGGTTCGATGTACATACTTGGAACGAATGCACCTTTAGCGTTACTCATAAGTTCTTTGCGTTTAGCTACATCAGCATAACCTGCAAACTCTACGTGAGGAGGGAATGTTAAGTTCTCTGGATTCTGTCCTGCAATGATAAGTTTAGCACCAATCGCTTCTGTTGCTTGTATTGCTACTTGAATACCTTTACCATTGTATACTCGTCCTAAGAACAAGAAGTAATCTTGTTTTTGTTCTTTGAATTCAAAGTCATCTGGGTCAAAGTAGTTTGGAATAACAGCATCATACCAATCTTGTTTACATGTACCAACAGCATCTAGTCCATAGTATGCATGATAGATAGCGTATGATTCAAATATTTTCCATCGTGCCCAATGTCCACCAGCATAACCGATGCCGGGTTCTACTGTAATCATATCTGGATGTGCATCACAGATTGGTCTTACACCTGACCCCCAGAAGGGTAATATGAAGTCATTCTTTTGTTTGCGTTTACCGACTTCTCTAATAGCATTAGCATAGAATGTTTGATAAGCATGGTCGTCTGTGCTGAACTTGAAAAAGTTTTTACGCCAATCATAATCGCCGTACGCAATTTTCCAATCTTCATTTGTGATTACGGTTACATGTTCATCGCAAACTAAATCGCTATCTTCATGTCCATAATGAATGATTGTATGCCCACGGGCTTTCATCATCTTACCAAATTTTACAACTTTTTGTGTATAGGCGCAAGCGTTGTATTCTTTACTTGTTACCGTGTGCGGCAGGCCTAGAATATGGAATCTCATAGAGATATTTAGACTAGGCCTTGTGTTGCCAAAAAATAATTATAGTCCGTATCTTGCTTTTACTGCAATAAAGTTTTGATTTATCTCATTTGAGTTAAGGGCACGATTGTAAATTAAAACTTGGCCAATGTTGCCAATTAGATAACTTCCAAATCCAGGAAAATCTAACCCAATCAAGATGTCTGCATTGTTGGCTAAATATGTTCCTATTGAGTCTGTGGCCTGTAGCACACCGTTGTACCAAATGTTACGAGTAGCACCATTCCACTGGCTCACTACATTCATCCAGTTTGTAGTAGGGCTACTGGGTGTCCAAGAATTGCTCTCTAGCGGACCAGGGTCACCAGGAAGGTTAAACCACCCAACAGCCAAATATCCGCCCGGTGTTGCTGCAAACGAATTCAAGTTATTGTAAGTAGGAACACTGCCTATTTGTGCTATGACATGATTGTTTGAGCCGCCGGGCCAGCCTGAAGGAAATTGAACCCAAGCACTCACTGTGTATGGAGTAGCTCCGGTTGGTACATTAGTAGCACTGGTTCTATTAAAGTAGCCTGTTGCGCCGGTACTAAAGTATCCGCCACCTGAGTTGGTATACGAAATGTCACCTGAATTCTGCATAGCAACATTATTGCCATTGCCACTTAGGTCATACCAAGTAGTACCTGATCCAGAGTAACTAGCGGTATCCGCCGCGTCTAGGTATAATTGTAAATTAGTTGATACGATTGGCACTACACCAAATGTAATTCCGCCGCCTATGTCTATTCCTGGTCCTATTGTTAATGGTGCTACCATAATGTTGTTCCTTTAAATTTTAATATCCAAATCTTGTCTTATAAGTTAACCACTGAGTCTGTATCTGTGACAAGGTTAATACATCGTTCCATACTTTAACCAAACCCACATCAGCAGTACCTACTTCTGAACTAGTAGTAGCATTTAGATATCTACCAAACAATCTTAAGTTTTCAAATCCACCGGTTGAAGTCTCAGTACCATAAGCGGTTGTCGGTACAGTTGAATTAGCCACATAGTTTTGAGATGTTGGTGACCCGGGGTTGCCATTGTATGTACACCATATAAATTGCCAAGCACCATCGGCTGGCGTAGGTGAGCCTACAAAGGCACCGTTAAAAAAAACATTTTGTAGGAGACCGGAATTGTCCCATAGGCCGGCTAACCAATCTGGACTGGCGCTGTTGGCGTTTAATAATCTACCGCCGGTTGCTGGTTGTTGTCTATACACCATCATTACAGTATATGGCGCTGTTGTTGCTGAGTAATCTGGTCCGAATGTCAAGAAATCTGTGTCGGTAGGTGCGGTCTTGCGGAATATACCGCCGTCTGCTGGGTTCCAACTCATACTGCCACCGGGGTTTAGTGTTGTTATAGTGTAAAGTCCTGTTCCAGCTACAGTACTACCATCAACTGGCATAGCACTATAGTTGGCTGCGTCAAGATTAAGAACTAATGAGACTTCGGCCCCTAATTTGATACCTTCGCCTATGGTTATTCCTGGTCCTATTGAAAATGGTGCTGACATATTTTTATTCCTTTTATATCTATATATTTATCTTTTTACGTGCTTATTGATTTTATAACCCAAAAATCACCACTCATTGTATTGTTTTTTATTACTTGAAAGGGCATATAGAAGTAACCATTGTCGCCCCAATACTTGCCCCAACTGTTTCTTACTATGAATGTATCGTTATTTTTATTATATCCAACAATTAAAACAGCATGTCCACCTAATAATTTTTCTTTCTTAGTATTAGGATATGACATTATACCTGTTCTTGCTACTATATTAGTATCAAAACTTGAGTATACACTGAATCCAACTGTCACTGGATATCCACTAGTGATAGCATCTATTACTGCGTTAAAATCTATTGCTCTTTGATATGATGTAACTTTTCTTTTTGCTGCATCAAGTAATGCAGCTTTGGTTGGAACAGTTCTAAACTTACTAATATTGTATGGCCATAAGTTTTCAGTTGGTGCACCATATGTGTAACATGCTTTGATACCATCACGTATGTATGCACCACTATCATAATTCACTGTGCCTATAAACAATCTTTCGTAATAGTAGATAAACAAGCGGCTTATGTCAAGTGTCCTATTTTGTCTTTTGTGTAGTAATTCTATCGCACCTGCGATTGCGTTGCCAGTACAGCTACCCAGGTTACCTTGATTCTCAATCAATGAGCAATATTGTCTTAAGTCTACAATGTTAGATTGTTCTGTATTAGTTAGTTGATATGGATGATCTCTTGTATCTACTTTATCTTTAACCCAATGATATTTGGGAATAGTAAATAGTGGCTTTGTTATTTTTTGAACAAGTGGTCTACGATGTAATCCAGGGTCTTGTTCTATATCAATTATTGTACTTGGGTATTGTTTCATATTATCCTATGCACCAATTAGCACCGTCACTAAAGACTGGTACATAATTTCCGCCGCCACCACTGATTTCAGCACCAAAATTACCACCTGGTGCTAAGTTTGAATCACTGATGAACGCTCTTAATCCAGGAGTAGTTGGTGCCGGTAAGCTAGCATATAGTATTACTGGATTGGATGTGGCACCACTAGCATAGAAGTTCCAAGAAGTAGAAACATTAGTACCAATTTGCACACCTACATTACCGAATACTGTAGTAGTACTAGAATTATCATCCAATCCTACATAAGAATTTCCACTAGTAGCATTAGCAGTAATACCTGCTGTGCCATTACCAATTGTGTTTATAGATCCGCCCCCGGGTATTAATAGATTACCATTTCCACCAAAAGCCCAACTATTAAGTCCTGAGTTTAATACAAGATTACTAGCAATAGTAACCACATACCAAGTCCAGTTGCCATACCGTGTTATTCCCATAGCAGAATAAGGAACATTTAATTCTTGACCACCTCCAAATTCACCTCCAGGAGTATGCCCTGTGCCACCGTATACTACAGCAAATCTTGGTGCGTAATAACTAGGGCCGTTAGCTACAAAGGTAACGTTAACAACAATATCAGTACCGGGTATAGTATAATTATTGACCGGTGGGGGTGGCACAGTAACAAATTCTACATTAGAAATACTAGAGTCTGCTAATATTACATCTATACTTGCTGCTGCGCCAGTAACTGGAGTTACGTCACTAACCTGACTATTTTTTGGCAATGTTAAGTTACCATTAGTACCAAATGTCCATGTGTTACTATTTGATATAACTTTAATATTCCCTGCTGAATTAATATTACCACCTGTGCCACCGTTAAACGCTATAGATGCGTTGGCTCGTGTTAATTCTAATGCATTGTTACTATTACTAATTCTACCAAATTCATTTGCTTCTAAGAATCCACCAGTAGCAAATATAATATCTTTTACATTACCTTGTTCACCAGTCGCTAATACTAAACTACCATCACCGGCTACTACTGGTTGAGTATTAATATCAAATCCATGTGCAAATACATAACCAGATCCTGGCTTAGTTATAGTAAAGTTAGGATCATTGTATCCTGAACTAGTAAAGCCTAAGTCTACCCAACCACCAGCATCAGTACCATGATGCCCATATGCTACCCAGTCAGAACTACCTATGTCTGAAACATTAGTGATGACACCTTGAATGTATGCATCACTATTGCTACTTGCTACTAATACAGCATCTGCAAATCCAGTTAGTGCGTTAGCACCAGGACCAATTGCTATACTTGTTCCACCTAATACAACATTGTCTGGTGCATAGAATGTTCCATCATCACCAAATGTAAACTCATGTACACCTGCATTAGCATAGATAGTTAAGTTAGCACTTGCTGGACCTACAATGTTACCCGGTATTGCTAAGTTCCCTGAAGGATCAAATGTCCAAGTCTTGCCACCGGTTTCAATGTTAACATTACCTTCGTTTATTTGACCGTTTCCTGAACCACCGCCCCAGATGTCAACATTACCACCTGTTGCATTACCATATCCACCGTAAATCTTTGCGATACCGCCAGTGACATTACCTCGTCCGCCTGTAATAGTAACAAGTCCACCTACATTATTACTAACACCACCGGTGATTTCAATAAATCCTGGACCACCAGTTCCGGTAGCATCACCTGCTTCAATACGGATATAACCACCGTCACCGCCTGTGCCACCTGAGGTATTAGCACCACCTTGACCACCGCGAATCTTAATGTCACCACCTGAACCGCTGGCATTGCCGCCGCGACCAGCCCATAGATAAATGTCACCACCTTCACCTCCGTCAAAGCCTTGACCAGGATTGATTACTAAGCGTTGTGAACTTGCATTGACATTAGCATCACCATCCGGTGTTGAAATAATGGCTTCTTGTGTATTATCACCAAACAACAATGTTTGACCTGTGATTGTTCTACTAGGATCATCACCACGCTGAACTGTCAATGTTGGGAATATTGTTCCACCATCTACACCAAATTGCCAATCATAAGTAGTACCATTGGCACTCACTGATTCAAGTGTGATGCTACCACCAATACCACCAACCAATCCAGGTCCGCTACTAGTAAATGTTGAACTAAAATTAGTAATAGTTCTATTATATGAACTACTATCATTGAATGCTGTGCTGCTATTCAACATTCCCATCAATAATAATACGCTAGTTGAACTTGTGATAGCAGCAATGTTAGTGCCAGCTGGTTGTGTAGTTGTTAATACACTAGTAGGAACTGTAAACGCACCTGTATATACTGCCACCCCACTAGTGATTCTTATATCAGATAACTTGCCAGGGAAGTATTGAAAATTGCCACTGCCAGCAATTTTTCCAATACTAATAGAATTAGTATTTCCTAGATCAGAAGCACCAGGATATCCAGTGACACTAGTTTGAAGAACACCGTTATAGTATATTTGTTGATAGCTAGTATTATTATTAACAATTGCTACATGAGTCCACACGCCTGCTGTAGGTTCATTATAAAATACATCATTACTCTCAGTTACTTTATATGAAAGGAATCCGTTGCTTATAGCAATTGCCATAGGAGTCGTTCCCGAAACATTTACTTGATCTATTACTCTCCATGGTCCTACACCAACTGAAGAAGCAGTAGCGTTAACCCAGAATTCTATAGTCCATGTTGTGCCCATAGCCCAATTACTACTTGCCGGTACAGTTAGATAATTACTACTACCATTGAATGATAACGCACCTGAATCTGTTGTAGATTTAGTTACTGCAACTTTAGCATTATAAGGTAATGTTAGATTGCCATCTGTGCCAAATGTCCAATCATAAGCAATACCATTAGCAGTATATGATTCAAGTGTGATGCCAGCACCGATACCACCAACTAATCCAGGTCCACTACCAGTAAATGTTGTGCTACTATTAGTAATTGTTCTATTGTATGAACTACTATCATTAAATGCAGTACTACTACTTAACATGCCCATTAGTAATAACACACTTGCAGTAGTTGGGATAGCAGCAATATTAGTTCCTGCTGATTGTGTAACAGTTAATACACTAGTAGGAACTGTGAAGGTGCCAGTGTATACTGCTATGCCACTAGTGATTCTTATATCAGCCAAACTACCTAAGAAATATTGAAAATTGTTCTGTGCCCGTTTACCAATTACTAATGCAAGACTAGATACAAGATCATATGCTGTACTGTTGTATACACCAGTTCCGTTATAATAGACTGATAAGCCGGTGCTTGCACTACTAACCAACGCAACATGTGTCCATACTCCTGGAGTAGGTTCAGCACAAAGTATTCTATTGTTGTTTACTGTTAAATTACCATTTAGATAATGTATATCAATAGCACCACCACCAATAGCTTGACTCATAACAGTACTTGGACCGCTACCAGATGCATTAGTAGCCTTGCTCCAGAACTCTATTGTCCATGTTGTACCCATCGCCCAATCAGTACTTGATGGTATACTTAGAGAACTAATACCCTCACCAGCAAATGCTAAAGCACCTGCATCTGTAGGAGATTGTGATAATGCTACTTTAGCATTGTATGGCAATGTTAGATTACCATCAGTGCCAAAGTTCCATGTATTGTTATTAACACCAATTTGTAGATTACCATTTGATGAAGCGATATTAGCATAACTAGTGCCATTGTAAATCTTATTAGCAGTGCCAGTGCCTGAACCAGTAGCACCAGTATTACCAGTTGGGCCGGTAGCACCAGTTGCGCCATCTGCGCCATTAGCACCACTTGCACCTGTCGCTCCGTCTGCGCCATTAGCACCTGAAGCACCTGTCGCTCCGTCTGCTCCATTAGCACCTGAAGCACCTGTTGCTCCGTCTGCGCCATTAGCACCTGAAGCACCTGTTGCGCCATCTGCTCCATTAGCACCTGAAGCACCTGTCGCTCCGTCTGCGCCATTAGCACCTGAAGCACCTGTTGCGCCATCTGCTCCATTAGCACCTGAAGCACCTGTCGCTCCGTCTGCGCCATTAGCACCTGAAGCACCTGTTGCGCCAGCGCCTGTGGCTCCAGCTGGACCAGTTGCACCACTTGCACCACTTGCACCACTTGCACCCGTTGCGCCATTAGCACCACTTGCCCCTGTTGATCCGATATATCCCGTCGCGCCTGTTGATCCAATATATCCGGTTGCACCTGTTGCGCCTGTCGCACCTGTACTTCCTATATATCCGGTTGCACCTGTTGCGCCGGTAGTTCCTTGTACACCTGTAGCACCTGTTGCACCAGTTGTTCCTATATATCCCGTTGCGCCAGTCGCGCCAGTACTACCTATTGTACCTGTTGCGCCTGTCGCACCTGTACTTCCTATATATCCGGTTGCACCTGTTGCGCCGGTCGCACCCGTAGCACCCGTTGAACCAATATAGCCAGTGGCACCTGTAGCACCTGTTGAACCATTAGTACCTGCTAGTCCAGTTGCACCTGTTGTACCAGGTGGCCCTTGTATATTACCTACATCATTCCATACACCACTAGATTTGACCCAAAGATCGCCTGTTGTTTGATCTAACACCCCATCGCCGTTACTTGCGCTAGGGTATGCTGCGTTTATTGTTGTCTGTGGATTGTTTGGAGGATTTACATATGCATTAGCTACACTTCCGATAATAGTAACGCTGGTACCCGCAGGCCCTGATGCACCTTGTGCCCCAGTGGCACCCTGTGTGCCTACAATAGCAACTTGCCATGATGATGTTCCTGTGTCCCAATATTTTAATACTGACATTATGTTTAATCCTATCTATTTAACTGTTAAAGAGTAATGTAACCCCAATTTACTACCTGTGATGTTCCGCTATTGTTTGTAATACCAAATGTAAATACATTGGCAGTTGTAGTGGTAACTACAGCACTACTAATATTGTTTACAGTTCCAACAATCTGTGTAGGTATCGCTGTAAGCACTAATGCACCACCAACCGCATAATACCAACCATAACTACTACCTAATACTGGAACATTAGGGTTAGTCACAACTACTGTGGCAGTATATGTAACAATACCATTTGGAATATTTCCTCTAACCCATATTGAGTAAGTACCGTTTATAGGAACTGTAATACTTACTGTGTTAGTACCGGATGCTAATGTCCAACTACCAGTTGTTGAGCCTGCTCCTACCCCGGTAGCACCAGTGGCACCCAAACCAGTGGCACCTGTTGCTCCTGCACCAGTAGCGCCAGTTGCACCAGTTGCACCAGTACTGCCTACTCCTTGCACCCCTGCGATACTAGTATCAAGCCACAAAATATTATGATCTATTGGAGCCGTAGACTGAGCAATTAATCCTTGCTCTCCTGTTGCTCCTGTACTACCTAATCCAGTTGCTCCAATAACCCCCGTCGCACCCGTGCTGCCTAAGCCAGTCGCACCGGTTGATCCTATTGTTCCTGTAGCACCAGTTGCACCCGTTGTTCCAACTACACCTGTTGCACCTGTTGCACCTGTTGTTCCTATATAACCAGTCGCACCAGTCGCACCTGTTGTTCCAACTACACCTGTTGCACCTGTGCTACCTAACCCAGTAGCACCTGTGGCGCCTGTTGCACCAGTTGCACCAGTTGAACCAGTCAATCCAATTGGTCCGGTTGCGCCAGTAGCACCGCCGCTTCCTGCAACACCGGTAGTCCAACTAAGATTCCCTGAACCATCAGTAGTTAATAATTGCCCAGAAGCACCTCCTGTAATATTAACATTACTAACAGCGCCTAAGTTTGCATTTGCACCGACATTTAAAGTAGTAATAGAAGCATAACCTGTTGTGCTAATATTACTTAAGTATGCTGTACCGGCGCCAATTATAATACCTACACCTAAATTACCTACATTAGCATTACCGGACACTTGAAACGTTCCAAGAACATTAGCACCAGTATCAGTTACTTTAACTACGTTAGGAACAGTAGAAACACCAATCAATACTGGACCATTGTTTGTAACAACAACATTGCTGCCACCATTAACAAGTTGTTTAGCAGTTGTTACATTTGCTAATAAACTACCATCGCCTGAAAAATAATTTGCTGTTACTTTATTACCTAAGTTGCTGTTTCCTGTTGCAGTTATATTACCAGTAGCAATTATATTGCCTGTGCCAACATTACCACTAACAACTACACTAGTTAATGTACCAACTGATGTAATGTTTGGTTGTGCTGCATTAACTACTGAATATGCTAGATTAGCCAATCCAGCAGGAACAAAATTTGCTCCACCTGCACCTGCTAATATTAAATTGCCTAATGACTGTACATTTCCCTTTTCTGTTGCAGGGACACCAACCATGTTTACCATTGGCAACAAAGTAGTAGGGGTTAACCCTGCCCCTATATTTGCTAGTGCTGTTATTTTAATTGCTGAAGTAGCCATTTACTATTCCTTATTATTATTTTTATCCGAATGTTACCCCATTTTGACCTATGCAAAACCATTTACTATTAATATATTGCAATGTGCATCCGTCACCAATGTCGTTAAATGTTATTGTTCCTGTGCCTGATGCTTTCCAACCTGCATTACTTACTGTGATAACCATGTCGCCGCCGTCTGCTACCATCATAAACGTTTTGATTAGACCCGCAGTTCCGGCAGCTAATGTTGCTGTACTTGCGCCTGTAGTAAAGAAGGAACTTGCAGTGACACTTAAGTTTGCTGCTGCACCATTAGCTAAATTCTCGCTGCTATTACCAATTGGGGATTCAATATTGATAGTACCGGTTGTTGTTACTGTTGGATTTGTGATAGTTAATGTATTACTTGATACACCAACACTAGTAACTGTTCCGCCGGCGGTTGCTGCTGCAACAGTAATATTACCTGTTGATCCGCTTAGTACGATACCTGTACCAGCATTTAATCTAGTGACTCCGGTGTTAGTAATAGTGATATCGCTGGCACCAGTAACTGGGCTTCCTGATACTTGTAAACCAGTACCTGAAACAATCAATCCCACACTAGTAACTGTTCCTGCTACTGTGTTGTTAGCAATACTTGTTACTCTGCCGTACGTATCAACTGTTACAGTTGGGTTAGTATATGTTGCTGCGGTTACACCAGTGTTTGCTAAGTTTATTGATATATTGCCGTTACTGGTGACAGGGCTACCTGTTACTACAATTGAATTAGAAAGAGGTACTAATCCGACGCTAGTAACTGTGCCGCCCGCACCGTTGCCACCGCCGGTTGAACTAATAGTAATGTTACCGGTATTTCCGTCTAAAATAATTCCAGTGCCGGCTTTTAAATATGTTACCCCGGTATTTGTAATTGTGATTGTATTAGAATCGGCATTTGCGTTAATACCGTTTCCACCGGCAAATGTCAGATTGGGGCTAGCATTCCCAAATAATATATTAAAATTAGTTACTGTTTTGGTAAAAGCATCTAATAATGAATCACTACCCGCTGATTCATTTGGTGCCCCTACTAATATATTCTGTTGTCCTGAAATTGCCATGATTTAATCCTTATTATGTATTTATCAATAAGGACTAAATCGTCATTTACCCAGGACTAAAGCTACTCCCGCACCCGCAAGTTGTCTGTGCATTGGGGTTTTTTATGACAAATTGACTGCCGGATAAGTCATCTTTATAGTCAATTGTTGCCCCGGAAACGTATTGCATTGACATTGCGTCAATTAATACACTAGTCGAAATTATAGGAATTTCAAAATCATCTTCATTTTGTTCTTCATCTAAAGTGAAACCATAACTCATTCCTGAGCATCCTCCACCTTGAACATACATTCGCAGTTTTAATGAAGGATTATTTTCCTCTGCTAAAATGTCTGTTATTTTTGTTTGTGCTGTTTCAGTTACTGTTATCATTTTAATGTTATCGTAGGTACGTCTGAATCATATGTTGGATTCTTGACTACTGTATTTAGTCTATATAAATTTAATGTATCACTTTTTGCTAACCCAATTTTGACATTAAATTTAGGATCAAAAACCCAAAATTTATTTGTTTTAACATTGGCCATTATATGTACTAATTTTGGTAACTTCCTTAATATTTGATCAATGAATTCAGGCCTAATCATGCGATCACCTGCTCTATCAATTGCATGTTGGTCAATCTCAATCGTCAATGGATCAATATGTAGTTTGCCAATTACATGCTCAACTATAAATTCATTGGCTCTCATATTATGATGTGCCTTCGCTAAACCACGGGTCAATAATTACTGGTTGACCGTTACTTCGTTGCATGACATTTGCCGTATGCAAATCCCATCCGAATTTGTTAATTGTCCCTGTATTATATAATAATTTCATTACATTATATAATTCTCTGTACATGGAGTATGATTTTTTATCATACATTAAATCTTGCCATTGTCTAACATAAACATTAGCAATAGACTTTGAACTCTTAGCATACGGATACCATTCCCAAGTATCTGATAATCCCATAGCATGGTCTACTTTATCCCATGACTCTCGTGTTTGACAAAAATCACTAAAGAACCAAATAACACCTTCCATGAAAGTGCCTTTTTCTATGGGCAATAATCTTTCCATCTCAATCTGTGTATAATCTTTGCCGTTAATATCAATTGTGTTTACTTCATTAAATCTTGGCATACAAGCTAAATCTTGATGTGACATTGCAAATTCATAAAACTTACGAAATACTTGTTCTGCTTTAGTACCCAAATCTTCCGGCATCAATATCTTAATGATATAGTTTTCATCTTTAGCCCATACAGTAGAATCAGCACCTGTGCCTACATTTGAATAACCGGCAGCTTTTAATTGAGTAGCAATTGCTTTGGCATTTGTTGTACCTACTTCTGCTTCATCTAAAGGTGGCTCTCCCAATCCAATACGTCCGGGATACATAGCACCATCTTTAATTCTTTCTCCGCCATCAAAATATGAAATCTCTACTGGTAATGACTCCCATCCAAGTTCAGCCGCGGCCATGATCCTATGATTACCTTCATTGACCCAAGCACTGCCATCGTATGCTACATTAATAAAAGGTTTATATTCTTGTCCAGTATGTCCATGTAGTGGTAGTTTACCGGTGGTACTCATTATTTTTCTAATAGCAGCAAGATCGTGGTGTCGTATTTTTGATTGCTCTTGCCGCATGCCCGGTATTCGTCTTAATATACTTAGTGGAACATCAACATTCCTAACGGAGGCAGTGGTCTTTCCCATGTAGGGTAGACCATTGCGATCGGGACTTTTACTTTTAGCATATTCAATTGCGTCTTGTAACCATTCTTCATTGGGTACATCAACTCTAAGTTCTTCATTTAAGTTAGTAGATTCATCTATTGGTTCTTCATCTAACTCTGCTAAATCAACATAATTGATTGGCACACCCTTAATCGCTGCTGCTAACGCACGATGATTTCCGTCAATGATTCTGTTATTAGCAACAACTATTGTTTTGCTTGATAGTGCTGGATCATTAACATATGATTGAACAATTTCTTGTTGGTCGTCATCAAGCATATCGGTTATATCATCAATGTGTTCAGCACGATATTGACTGAGTAACATAATCAATACTTTGTGCTTCTGCATGGTTTCAACTGTCAATGCTTGTCCAAGTTCACGGGGAGTAACATAGTCCCAAAATTCTTCATCACGGTCAGGAAAATGTCCACCGTACATATTATTCAATGTAGTTTTACTCTCACTGATGAATTCTTTGGCTCTCATGGTAATACCTTAGATAGTACCCTCAGCATCTACTTGAATATTGTAAACTTTAAAGTATGATGATGTGCCAGTGGTGCATAGATTACCGTACGGGCAAGTCCAATTATAGAAACCTTGCGGTGCTCCTGGTGACCATGAGAAACTTTGCCACATGCTAAGATTCAACCAATATCCCTGCGCTCTGCTTTGTTGCCAGCGTTGTAATTGTTCAGTAGTAAATGTTGCTGAACCTGCATATCCTGAACCCATTTTGTAAACAACAGTTTTGATTGTATCCTGTGAGAATGTTACAGTCATCCCATTCGCATCCATATCAATAATGATATCAACTGGTTTAGATTTGTCAATACCATTCCATGATACTAACCCTGTTGTTGGAGTTAGATTTACAAAGCATTGGTCATCAGTTGTTGAATAACTAAACTGAAAGTTTTGTGGAGCACTACTGCTGCCATCACCAATGTGCATTGTATGTTGGAATACTACATTCTTATTGCCTTCAAAGAAATCAATTTCTTGGCAATTCCAGCTTGCGTTGTTTCCACCAGCATCACAATAGTTTGAGCCTTTAGGTTGTAATCCTGGAGTATTAGGATTATTAATCATATAGAATGTGTTAGTAACAAAGTTGCTTGTTAACTTACTGAAGTCTGCTGTAGCACGAATTTGTGTAATGTTCTTGTATCCTTGCGTAGATACAACTCTGCCGCCACAACTTGTAGTGTCATTACCAAATGTAACACCATTGCCACTAATGATAGGCGCAGTGGTACAAGTTTTGTCATCATTATCAAACCCCGGGGTAAATGTTGATGATGTTGATGATCCTAATGTTGCTTGTTTGCTGCATCCGCCTAATAGTAATAGTGCTATAAATCCTGCTGTAAGTAGTTTTTTCATGGTTTCCTCTTTATAAACTCTTTCCCCATCTAGTGTTGATAACATTCCAATTAATGATCTTCCACTGTTCTTTGATGTATTTCTTTTTATCAGATCCGTAGTCTAATAAAAACGCATGTTCCCACCAGTCAATCAATAACAATATGTCATTGCGTACCTGATGATTATGTATTATCTTTATCTTCCCGTCAGTAGCTAAGTATATCCAACCACTACCCTGTATCTTCATGGCTTCAGTTTCAAACTCAGACTTCATGTTGTCGTAGTCACCGAAGTGTTTATTGATGAACCCGTACATAGGGCCGTTGGGCTTGTTATTGTTTCTTACTTCACGGAACTGTGGGAATAATGTGTTATGCAGGAAAGCACCTGCATAGTTGAAATCTCTGTCACCCTCTTTATTGTTATAGCGTTCAGCGTAACCGTGGGCTAATTTCCCGTAATGTAAATCCAGTGTATCTTTGGATAATACGGGGCTAACTTCATTTGGGGTGAAGTTTAGGGGTATAATTTCTATGTCTTGAGGCTTACTCTTTTCCTCAAGCAATGTAATAATATCACGCATAATATGTATTTATGCGTAATGTTATCTGCGCCGAGTAATGCGTCCTTTAGTCAAGTCATAGGGTGAAAACTCTACTTCTACTGTATCGCCAAGCAATATTTTAATGTCGTTCTTACGCATACGACCGCTGATGTATCCAGTAATTACATTACTTGGGTTCATCTGTACTTTGAAAACGGCATTGGGTAATACGTCAATTACCTTACCGTCCATCTTAATTCCTTCCTCTTTTGCCATTTTAGTTTATTAAACTCCTTTAGTTACGGCGCATTGTGCTGATATCTCTAGCCTCTTCATCTGAAAAGACAGGGACAGCATTACTTTTGTGCATAGTACCGATACCAAGAATCTTAGTACCTGTGTATTTCGGCGCTGGTTTACTAGATACAGGACCTGAATGTCCTGTATCTAAACTCTTAATGTGATGTGTATTTGTACGACCGATGGGTGTACTAAGTGAATAGACCAATGGTTCTGCTGCCATTGCTCGTTTACGTTTCTTTGCTTCCTGCTCTACTCCCCACTTTTTCTGTAGGTCGTGCCAATCTGATTCTAGTTCCCGATGTTTGCGGGCTTCCTCAGCATTGCGAAACTTAATTTTGCCTTTGCGTTTACCGCCCATTGATAGGGAGGGATGTGCTAGATGCATAGTCATAAGGATATAAACATAGTTAATATGACCATATTATAGCAGGGAAACCATTTATTGTCAACCGTCATCTTTTGAGGATTTCAACAATCTTTTCTTTTTCCAGAATATCAGCTTCCAATTCCTGATATTGTTTACGCAATTCTTTCAGTTTTACCCATTTTTCTTCTAATTTTTCGTTGGGATGTAATATTGCTAATCGTTCTTCAATCTTGGATAATGTATCATTTAGGCTTTTACCTTTGAGTTTAATATCACCATCAAACTCAGCATTACCTTTTACTTGTAAAGTACCAGATCCAGGATTGATATTGCTTAGTGTTATTGTATCGTCAACCCAAGTAGTAGTAGTACCATTAGAATACATAAATTGTCCAGCACTACCGGCACCACTAACAGATATAGGTCCAGTATTGTTAGTTGTATATACAGGCGGATGCATTGTATTAATTATATTTTGTGGTATTGGGTAACTCATGTTTTCTTTAATATGTAACGGCCTTCAGTATCAAATCCGATTTCAATATTGTCACCTTCTTTCCACCCCATTTTATCTAATAATGCTTGTGGGATAGGTAACAATAAATCGTCATCGTTGTCAGGATTTGGTTGCGTTATTACTTCATAACGCATTCTTTCTTGTCCGGGATTAGGTTTAGCCATGTGTTAGTATACTATATTAGTATAGTGATTATCAAGACTTATGGATAAACGGGGCATAAATCTTTTCAAGTTCCTGAATAGTGTGAGCAGCATTACTATCTTCATGCTTGACAGCTATACCACCTGCGCCACTCCAAGCATCTAAATACTTACCAAAGTCATCTACTAATACATTTGGTTCACCATCTTGCGTGGCGTATTTATACTTAGCAGCAGTAAAAATGGCATCACCACTAGTGCCCGGATTGAATTCATCTAACCAATCTTTTTTAGCCTTTACGCTAGCACTAGAAAAGGGCCCACGCAATGGAGCAGATAATACAGTATATGGAATCTTGTTATCATTCAACCACATAACGATACGCATACCACCTGTTAGGGGTTTCAAATCTTTAAAGAATTGATAGACATTTTCTGCGCTAGATGTTGCTAATGCTTGTATATCATCTTCACGTCTTGGAATCTCTTTATATGTAGAAACCCCGTGTTTTTGTGCCCATGCACCAAAGAAATCAGCCTGTACACCATCCATATCTAGGTATAGATGTGGCATCTTTTGTTCTGGTTCAGACTCAACTTCTTCAAATAATTCACTTATACGCATCATAATATTTATCTGTAAACGGATTGAAACGATTTTATCGCTAAATACATAGTACATTATAACATATAATAACAATAAGGAGTACATAAATGGTAACAAAACGGGTTACTACTAGAAGAAAAGTAGTTGCGCCACCTCCCCCATCAGCCAAAAGTTTCCCTACTGCCGCCTTAGGTGTGGGTATGGTTATCCTTACCAACTACCAAGCAGAAGTAAAACAGATAATGGGATTAATAATGAAAGCATTAACATGAAAATATTAGATAAGATTTTAGAATACAAGAGAACTCCCTATGTTATTGCAGGGGTTATATTCTTGAGCAGTTTGGTCGTACTTAGCTGTTTCAAAAGCGCAGAAACTCAATTAACTACCCTAAACCATGCTGCTTCTCTTAGTCGTACTATGGCTAAATCATCCGATGATTTAACTAATTATGCTAGATTTTTCGTAACAACTAAGAACGAACAATGGCGAACAGAGTTTAATAATGTACTTAAAATACGCAACGGTGAGGTGGCGGACGACAAGGGAGTTACAAAATCGTTTAAAATTAGAGTAAAAGAAGTACCATTCTTGCAAACTGAATTGAATAAGTTATTGAAGGCAGAAGAATTAAGTAACAATCTTGCTAAACTAGAAGTGCAAGCGTTTGCCCTGATTGACAAAGGCAAACCTGAATTAAATTTTGAAATACAAACTTATCACTATACAGCAGCACAGATGTTGATGTTCGGGGATGATTACAAAAAATATAAGAAAGAAATTGTTGACACTACTGATGAATTTTATATAATGGTTGTGAATAGATTGCAATCACAATATTTATTTTACATGACAGCAGCATGGACAATGATTATTGTTATAAATTTAAGTTTAATTTTACTAGTAATGGTTATCAAACATAAAGAAATAGTTGATAATAAACCAGTGAGAACAGTTGCTAAAAAAGTATCGGTAAAGAAACCGATAGTAAAAAAAGTTAATAAGGAGATTAAAAATGGCAGAAGAATCTAAACCACTTTCTCGTTCCGAAAGAGAAGCCCACATTAAAGATAGAGCAGGATGGACTATCACAGTAATGGCAGCATTACTAGCAGTTAATACATATGTTGCCAATGGCATTAGCAGTAATATATTAACCAATACAATTAAGGCTAATGATACATGGAACTTCTATCAAGCAAAAAGTATCAAACAAACTATAGCAGAAAATGCTAGAGATGATGCTATCGCCCGCAAGGATACTAAAAAAGCACAAGAGTTAACTGCTAAAATTGATAGATATGAAAGCGATCCAGTAAAGAATGAAGGCAAGAAAGAATTAATGGAGAAAGCTAAGGGGTTAGAAGCCGAAAGAGATGAAGCAAAAAAGCATAGTCCATGGTTAACATTCTCTGGTTCAGTATTACAACTTAGCATCGTATTACTATCCGCGGCTATATTAGCAGTTAGTATGGGGATGTTTTACTCAAGTATTCTAGTTGGTTTAATTGGGGCTGTATTAATGAGCCAAGGAATTTGGCTATGGGTACCTTTATAAAGTTATTCGCTAGTTTATTACTATTATTAACAATGGTAGTATCCAGTGAGGAAAATTCTAACGGATTAAAAAAAGATGAAGTCTGGTTGTGTGTTCGTTGGCAATGGACAAATACTCCATTTGAAGGAAAAGTAAATTGTGTTCAGTGGGCTAAAAAAGATTGTTCTAATAGAATGTACCCAGAAATATGTAAAAGAGGTGGGTAAATAATGGATCCAATTACTATAGGACTTGCATTCACTGCTGCACAATCAGCAATAGGTCATATCAAGCAAGCCATAGCCTTGGGTAAGGATGTTAATAGTATCATCGGGCAAGTGGGGCATTTCTTTGAAGCCGCAGACCAAGTTCATTTAGCTAGCATTAAAGCCAAACATGGTGCTATGGGAAAAACTGATGCTCAACTTGGTCGTCAAGCACTTGAGTTTGCAATGCGTAGTAATCAATTGCGTGAAGATGAAAGAGCATTGAAGGACATGATTTATTGGCAACTTGGTAAGCCTCAAATCTGGGAAGAGATGATTGCCGAACGTACTAGATTGATAAAAGAAAAACGTGAAGGTGAAGAAGCAATAGCAAAAGCCAAGCAAGCGCATAAAGAAAAGATGGCTCAGTACTTTATGATTACTATGTATACTATAGCATTTGGAATTGTTATGTCCGCATTTATTATGTTAGGAGTACAGTTTTACAGCATGGCTGAACAACAAAAAGAGTTTGAGGCTGCACAAGCAAAAGCATTGAAAACTCGCAGAGAACAGCAATATATGAGAGAACAAGAACAAAAGAAACAAATTGAAGCAGCCGCAAAAAATGGTGCTTAATGTCTATTTCTATCGTTAGACCAATCTTTAAACATTACCCAAAATATCATAACTAAAGGCACACAGCCAAGTAGGAATATCAAATCGTTGAGAGTGATGATAATATTAAAATACATTTATTATTTATTGGGTAAAACACAGTTTTATATACAGACAAAACACCAATTGATAAATACTACTATATAAAGAGGAATAGTAATGGCTGATAGATATTGGAGAGGTGGAACAGGTACTTGGAATACATCTAGTACTACTAACTGGTCCGATACCTCTGGCGGCGCTGGTGGATTTAGTGTACCGACTGCTAGTGATAACGTTATCTTTGACCAGGCTGCTACGTACAACGTAACAATGACGGGTGCGTTAGCCTGTTTAAGTATTACTGTATCAGCGGGAACAGTGTCATTCTTAACTGGTACTACACCCACACTTCAAGTCAATGGTTCAATGTCATTAGTTTCAGGTACAGTTTGGACTAGTACCGGTGCCATTACATTTAACTCTACTACAACTGGTAGAACAATTACAACAAACGGCACAACAATGAGTGGTGCCATAACATTCGATGGTGTCGGTGGGGGATGGAGTTTGGGCAGCGCACTAACAACCGGTGTAACTCTTACTACTACATTAACTAACGGTGCGCTTACTCTCAATAACTTTAATTTAACAACTGGTATATTCAGTTCTACTAATGCCAACACTCGTTCAATTGCATTTGGTACAGGTAATATCATACTGTCACATACCACTGCTGCTCAAACTGTATTGAATATGGCAATTGCTACAGGCTTTACATGGACTACTACTGTATCGCAAGCACCGAATATTACTACAGGTTGCTTTCAGGCAACAATGTCAACTACTAGAACATTTGTATTTGGTACTACAGGTGGCGCATCAACTAATGCTCCAAATCTTTACTTATCTAGCGGTGCATCTATTGCTACTATAACAACCGGTAGTTGGTTTAATGAACTTAATTTTGGAAGTTGTTCTTTTACAATTGCTGCAACAAGTCTTAACTTAAATCAATTAGTATCCAACGGCGCTACTAGTGTTCTTACTGGTTTAACGGCAACTATGCGCGGTACAGGTTTTATTTACACTAACAATAGTATAGGTCCGTTAGTTATTAACAGTACAAATGGCACAACATATATTAATAATGCTACAGTTACCTGTACCACTTGTACATTAACATCAGGGACATTTGATTTATATACTAATGGTACATTAACTTGCTCAAGTACATTTACGTTTGGTGGTGGCTCACTAATTAATATTGGAGCACTCAATTGTACAACTTTTACTGTGTCTGGCGGAACATTTACATTTACTAATGGAACAATAACCCCATCTCTAAGTTTTGTTATTACCGGTGGTACATTTACATATGGCGCAGGTTCTGGTACTATGACGGCAGTTCCTACATTTACACATACTGCGGGAACGGTTACTTTCCTACAGAGTTATGCACTAACAACTACTGGAACTTATACATTTACAGCAGGTACATTAAATTTAACTCCCAATATTACACTATCAACCGGTATATTCAGTTCGGCAAATACAAACACTCGTACTATTGCGTTTGGTTCAACGTCTGATCTAAGTTATATTAGTCTTACACACACTACAGCAGCAACTGTTGTATTGAGTATGGCAACACTTACTGGTTTCAGTCAAACTGGAGCAGGTGGATTCCAAGTTGCTGATATGGCTAATACTAGAACATTCTCAGTTGGTAATACAGCGGGTGGTTCGGCAACTACTGCACCAAGTTTGTATTTTACTACTTCTCCTGTTTCTGCAGGTGCTGTTGCTACATTAACTACTGGTAGTTGGTTTAAGGATCTTGATTTTGCTAGTACTACTTTTAATCCAGGCACAACCTCACTTAATATTGCTGGTAATTTTATTGCAGGGGCTGGTACATATACTACTGTTACTATTGCAATGCGTGGTAGTGGATATGTATGGACTCGTACTAATGTAGTAGCACAGACGATTGGTCCACTATCAATTAACACTACTGGAACAATAAGTCCTTATCCTGGATATACATTCTTTTGTACAACTCTTACAATAACAACGGGAACATTAGATTTTACAAGCACGGGAGCAAGTATTACATGTTCTAGTACAGTCACATACACTGCGGGTACATTGACACTTGATAGCGGAACACTAAATTGCACTACATTCACGGTTAACGGTGCATCATTTGTTATGAATGCAGGAACATTAACACCATCAACTAGTTTTGTATTAACTAGTGGTTCATTTACGTATGGTGGTACTGCTAACTTAAATGAAAGTGTATTACCTTTATTCACTCATACAGCGGGGACAGTAACATTAAACAAATCATTAACAATAGGTAGTTCAGGTGCGTCCGGTACTTATACATTTACTGCCGGCACATTAACATTGACTGAAGGTTCTGTACTGACATGCGCTATATTCAGTTCAACTAATGCTAACACTCGTACAATTAACTTTGGTACTACCAAGTATACCCCTGCATATTATAATTATCCAAATGGTGGAACTAACGGTGTACCTCCATCATATATACAATTATATAATACAACCGCAGCGCAAACTGTATTGAATATGGCAATTGCTACTGGATTTACGTGGACTGGATCTGGGGTGTTTTATTTCAACGGCGTTAATACTGGTACAGTAGTATTTGGCACTACTGGCGGCACAACAACTAACGCTCCCAATTTGTTTTCAGGTAGTGGTATTACTGTTACTACAGGTAGTTGGTTCAATGTGTTTAATCTTATAAATGCTGCTAGTACTACGCCAGCTACATCAGTGAACGTAGTGGAAGCATTTCTTCTATATCCTCAAGGTAATCATCAATCAGTTACCATTATACCTCAACTTAGTTCAACTAGTATTATCAATGAAGGACAAACATTTGGTGGGTTAACTCTTAACATTGCTGGTATTAATATTCAATTATTAGAACCTTTATTATTAGCCGGCGCACTGACACTAACACAGGGTACATTGACTATGGGTACGTTTAATGTAACTAGTGGATCATTCGCTAGCACTGGTACTGCTACTCGTGCAATGTTGGGCAATGGTAATAATACATATACGGTTTCTGGAGCTGGTGCTACTGCATTCTCTAATGCTTCTGCTACTGGTTTAACAATGACTGGATTTACTATAAGTATGACCAATGCAGCAGCAAAAACATTTGCAGGCGGCGGCGGAAGTTTCCCAACATTAAATCAAGGTGGTGCGGGTGCCCTAACCATAACTGGTACAAATTCATTCTATAACATAACAAACACAACACAACCGGCATCAATTTTATTTACAGCAGCAACTACAACTACTTTTAGGTATTTTAGTTTGTCCGGTAACGCAGGTAACTTGGTTACTATCAACTCAGTAACAGCCGCTAATCATACATTGTCAATGTCCGGCGGTGTTGCTAATACTCAATATATGTCAGTAACACGTAGCCAAGCAACAGGTGGTGCAGGGTGGATTGCTGCTACATCAACTAATGGTGGTACAAATGCAGGTTGGGTATTCGCTGCTCCCAATTTTGTTAACATAGACAATATAACATTTGATACTTCTGGCGGCGGCATAGCCTTTAATAATTAATATGAAATACTTACCCATTCTTTTATTAAGTTTAACTTTACTTGCTGCACAGGCAAAAAGTCCCGAAGAAGTTGTAACTACGGAGATAACGTGTTATGATACTGATACATTATTCAAAACTCTAAAAGAAACATATTACGAATATCCAATTGCTTTGGGAATGACTAATGATAAAGCACATTCTACTATGTCAGTTTGGGTAAGCCCAAGAAATAAATCTTGGACAATAACTGCTACCAAACAATCTGTCAGTTGTATAATTGGGGCAGGAACAACGTTTGAATTAGTACCATATAAAAAAGAAACAATGCTTTGAAAAAAACTATACTAACACTATTATTATCTACTTCATTATGTGCAATTGCACAACCCTCATTAACGGCACAAGCCTGGCTAGTTGCCGATGATAATGGAATTATACTAGAAGGTTCACATACTACTGATGTTCGTTCTATCGCTAGCATCACAAAATTAATGACAAGTATGGTCGTATTAGATAGCGGACAATCACTATCTGAAAAAATTCCAAAGAAATTATATAACAGAACATTTACTAGACAAGAATTACTTAACCTAGCTATTGTTAAATCAGATAACAATGCTGCTAAAATGTTATGTGAATACTACCCCGGTGGTATTCTTAAATGCGTTGAAGCAATGAATAATAAATCTAATTCATTGGGAATGTATAGTAGTAATTTTACTGACCCAACTGGTCTACTGAATACAAACGTAAGCACCGCAGAAGATTTAATTAAGTTAGTAATGGCAGCAAAGAATTACCCAACAATTGTTAATGCTAGCAACACATCGTCCATTCAATGGCAAATCAATAAGAAGAAGTTTGCTATATTTCACAATACAAATACTTTAGTTGGTAAAGGTATTGATTTTATAGTAAGCAAAACAGGATGGATCCGTGACAGCGGTGGTTGTATCGTTATGATGTTAAACGGAGATCAAGGAGTTAGAACCGTAGTTCTATTGGGTAGCAAGAATACTAAAACACGTATACCAGAAGCATACATGGTATCTAAACTACATTAACGTTTTTTGGGGATGTAATCTACTCCGGGGATAGGAGTAAAATCTTTAGTTAGATTGTTGACCATATCTTCCCCATACTTCAATGTAAGCATACTGAAGTTTTGGTCATTGCCGTCTTTACGCATACCAATCATAAAATATTGATACCATTTGATTTTAGTTTGAGCAAACTTCTTAACGATATTATCGGATATAATATCGTCAAAGTTATTATTTTCTCGGTAAAAAATATAGTATTTCATTGTTTCCAAACTACAAAAGCCATGTAGTCCCGTTCTTCTTCAAAGTAAAATTCATACATGCCACCATCACGTCCGGCTGGTACTAAGCAAGTATAACCCCATTTCCCAACACAATTTCTTTCTAGCCAACCTATCATTGGTCTTAGTTTGCCATAATCAATAATGATTTCAGCCCTGAGTTTCGTATTTAGTAACACTAACACCACTACTTTCTAGGAATTCTATTCCTGATGTGTCTCGGTATGTATCTCTGTAAAATAAACTATTGATACCACTTTGATAAATTAGTTTAGCACAATTGATACATGGTGCATGAGTACAAAACATTACAGCACCCTCACTAGATTCTGTGCTTGCGGACACTTTAGCGATTGCGTTGGTCTCTGCATGTAATACTTCATCTTTAGTTTTCAAACGATATCGTCTAGCATAACCTAAATCAGGATCTATATCATCTTCAACAAAAGGCCAGCGTTCATAAATTTCTTCAGGATCTAACCAGCCACCAGCATCTATGCTCATATACTCAAAACTTTCGCAATTATTATCCCATCCACTTGGCATACCATTGTATCCAGTAGCAAGGATTTTATTACCATTAACAATTACCGCACCAACTTGTAATCGTTTAGCATAACTTAGTGTACTAGTTAGTTCAGCCACTTTCATGTAATAATTAATAAATTTTTGTTTCATACGTCACCCGTTTCTATCCAAGTATGATCACCTAACCATTTAACTGCTGCTATATATTCATAGCTTTCTGGGGGACCACTACTCCAACCATTTGGTCCAGTTTTAGCTAGTATAGTTTTTTGTTTTTCTTTCTCAAATACTAGCCAATAAGTTTGCCCATGATATGTTTGGAATTGATATTCAGCAGCATGTACCGCATCGGTTATTTCTAATCTACGTTTAATTTGTTGTGCTTGTCTTTCCAAGACACTAACTAACTCCATAATACGATTATATTCTTGCTCGGCATGCATCCTGCCAACATTAAGCATTATATCTTTTTGTTTTTCAACTGGAACTAAATCAAATTTAACACCACCTGCCTCAGTTGGATATGGTGTAACGTTTCTATTAAAGAAAGGTACAAGCGTATTGCCTGTAGTTATATCAAAACTATCTCTTCCCTTAAGTGTGTTAGACATTTTATTCTTTTTGTAAGAATTGAAGTTTATCTTTACGTTCAGCCCATTGAATGGCATCGGGCAATGCTGGTTTCATTTTTGTTATTACTGGCCATTTTTTTTGTAAACTCAACTCAGTATTAATACCTAACCATTTGTCAAATTCTTCTTGTGGGATGTCACCCTCAGCAAAGATAGCATCTACTGGACATTCAGGGATACATACTCCACAATCAATGCATTCATCTGGATTAATTGCTAGGAAGTTTGGTCCCTCAACAAAACAATCTACTGGGCATACTGTCACACAATCTGTGTGCTTACAGTTAATACAACTCTCTGTTACTACGTGTGTCATTTTATATAAAATTTCCTGATATGTTCTGTTGCGGCTTTGTTGCTTAATATACTTAGCACATAATTTGATTGACCATATTTTTCAAGAAATGTTTTACCTAACTTATTATTACCTTTGATTTCTTCAAATAAAAATCCTTTGCAAAAATCTTCAAATTCTTGCAGAGTTATGTAAAAGTCTTTATTTTCTTTACCTAATATCTGTGATTCTAATTGCGTTGCTATTCTATCAAACATATCAATCCCACAAGCTACGATAATACTTACCGAACAGTTCAAGCCCTTCTTGGATTCGTTCCTCGTGCTTTAGATGTCCAACACTATCATACCAGTGTTCAGTGGGATTCTTGTCCACCATTTGAAATGTTTCTTCTACTTTACCTGTGATTGGATTGGGAAATATTTTATCAGTCTTGACCCAATCATATTCGGCTTCGCCATGATGATATTGGTCGTCATATTCACCTTTAAGTAATTGCTCAAAGGACCAAATCATTTTATCTAATGCTTCATCCCAGCGTTCTAGTCCATCTTTCCAAGCATCTTCATGTGTTTCTTGGTAGAAATCAAAACTATCTTGCGTTCCATTACTCTCGCCACCAACATCAGCAAATTCGCTAGGTACACCATGCTTAACTGCTTTAAGCTGAAGCAATGCTGGGTAGATAATCAATGCTAGAGTGTGGTCTAGATTCCATGTATCGTGATCTTCAATTTGAATATCAATTTTTCGTTTCCCACTAGATTTCTTTGGAAACTTGCCGATATTTAATTTCATATTGTAGTCCTAACTTCTCCATCAACAAACCAAAGTACTTCTTCATTATAACTTACGCCTACAACTCTGGCTTGATCCTTAGCAAGAATAGCAAGTTCATCTAATGATTTACCTTGACCAATGAAGTTGTTTGTAGTATGTTCATAGAGATATAGCAATCCGTTAATGTTTTCTACAAAACATTTCTTAACTTTGATTACTTCTACTTTATCTTCTTCATCATCAAAATCTACACCGGCTTCTTCTAATGCTTTGCGGATGTTATAAAAGATAACTTTGTCAGCTACCCACGCTCCTAATAGGAAGGCAAAAACGAGATCCAAGAAATAAGTAAGAGAGTAATCCATAATGTTATTTATTAATTTTTAAATTAGACCATTGTTTCAATTTTTCAAACTTCTGTTTCTTTGCTTTACTGATACCGTTCTGAGTTACCCCAATCTTTAAGTCAACAAGCAATTCAACCATAGCGAACAAATCGCCAATTTCTTCTTCAAGCATATTGACGTTTGTTCTATCTTTGCCTGGCTTCATTTGATCAGGTCCAAAACGAAAACATTTGCTAATTGCTTGAGTTACCTCAGCACATTCCTCTTGTAGGATTAGCAATACTTCTCTAGTTTGGTCGTTCATTTGTTGTTCCATGCCGCATTGTTAAGTTCACCAACTACTTCTTCTAATGATTCAGTAACTTCCCAAGTGCCATGTGGAGGGCAGAAAATGAATGTAACGTTTTCTGTTTCGCCCGTGTCACGGGTAATATCTGAATTATGAATGGTAGCAATTAAATCTTTATTAATTGCTAGACGTTGCCCTTTATGTGAGGGCGCACTATTTGTTAATGTAATATACATATAATTTCCTTTGTTTATTATAACACAAAATTGATTTTTGCACAAGTAAAGAAAGGGTGCATTGCACCCTTTCCTGCTTATCTCTTTACAAGATTAGACTAAACCAAGTGCCAAGGCCTTGTAACCTGCTGCGATAACTTCGCGGCTAGGAGTACCCAAACGATACTTAGTGTAAGTACCGCCGAGTTTGTTTGTACGCTTGTTAGCGTAGATTGGCAAACCACCGCGCAAGCGCAAATCGCTTACGGTAGCAGTTGGGTTAGCAATGCCAAAACGTTGGGTCATTTGCTTTGCGGTCATTTCTTGACCTTTCTGAAATGCCTCGATTAGGCGATTTTGTTTAGTTGAAGTCATTTTGTTTTTCCTTATTAAAAATGTTTCATCGTTTTCACGATGTACAACAATTATACTATGTTTCTAACTGTTGTACAATACATATTGGGCAACTAATTGTAATTAGATGTCCAAATACTTTACTTCAAACACATCAGCTTGTTCATCATGTCCTGCATAACCACGAGGATTACAAACCACGCGGGTTTCACCAACCATGTAGTCAAAAGGATCATGCATATGACCATGCGTCCAAAGTTTAATCTGTGGATGATCCAAGATCAATTCACTCAAGTCACTTGCATAACCGCCGTTCATCAATTGATCATTGCGATATTTTTCATGTATGCTATTCAATGTAGGCGCATGATGACCTACAACAACAACCTTGTTATCTTTTCTATCAGCCAATACTGTTTTAATATAACTAATTGTTCTTTGATGGCGATGTACAGTATGTGCAGGACGCAACTTAGTAAAACCAAGTTCATCATTGCGAATGATTTTAAAATCATTCATCATATCACCCAGTGCATGAAGTGTAAGTGGATCACCTTTATTACAGTCAGTCCATAATGTTGCACCAATGAATGTTACATCATCAATGACCTTAAGTTCTTGCTCAAGGAAATAGATGTTTGGAAACTTACTATATTCATCACGTAAGTACTGGATGCTTGCTTTCCAGTTACCATGATAGAATTCGTGGTTACCTGCAATTACCACAACATGTGGGAATTGAAAACTACAGCGTTTCATAAAGTCACGGAAACGCAATGCAGTTGATTGTCTGCGACCCAAGTTATGGATGTTCACGGGATCATTTGGATGCACTTCAGGATGGTTGTGCAAGTCCTCGGCGACAAGTATATCTCCGGACAATATCAATACATCAGCATTCTCTGTATTCTGAATGTTGATATCTTGGAACTCTAAGTGTAAATCTGAGCAAAGGGCAATTTTCATAATAAGCTATTATAGCATAAATACGATTAAAGGGAAATCTATTATGGACATATCATTATTAAAACAAGCAATTGATTCTAGTCAGCATTGCCAACGCAATTGGGACTTAACTAAAAGTATCGATCCAAGTCATATGGATGCGTTTATCCATGCGGTAACGCAATGCCCAAGTAAACAAAATCATGCATGTTATACTGTGAAATTTATAACAAACAGAGATATAATTGAACAAATATATAACAACACCTATTCTGACAAAAGCAACAAATATACAATTGGGGACGGCAGACTCAATCCACAAGTTCTTGCTAATGTATTAGTTTTGTTTGAAGGTTATTCAGATGAATATATTTTGAATAAACTTCATGTTGCGCCTGATGGGAATTTAATTTTAGAAAAAGACGGATATAACAGATTTAAAGACATAGTATTAGTAAGTGTACTAACATCTATTGGTATTGCATCCGGATATCTTAATTTAATAGCAAATCAGTTGGGTTATAAAACAGGATTTTGTGAATGTTTTGATAAACAGGAAGTAGCAAAAATATTAAATACGACCAATACTCCTAGATTATTTTTGGGTATTGGTTATCCGGATGATACTAAAAAACATTTTTACAATCATGTAGATAATTCTATAATATCACCGATTCCAAAATCTACAATTGACTATTCTTTTGTCAATTAATAGACAACAAATGTTTGCAAGTACCGCGGAATGTATATCCCGGGCATGTACATGTTTTATCTAGTGTGTCAATAGAGTAGACCTGACCCTTGCTACCGGACACTTTGATAACTGTAGCTTTCTCTTTCACCTTAAAAGGATTAGATTTGAGTGGGGCAAACTTACGACCACGCTTGTCAATTGTCAATGGAGTTTTGAAATAGAATGGCGTAGTAGAACCTTGCTTAATGTATGCAAGTACCTTTGCACCATCAAGCAAGTATTTATGATTGGGCTGAATATCTCCAGACCATTCTGTTGTTTCTACTACGGCTTCCATTATTCTTCAACTCCAAAATATCCGTAATATCGTAAGATATTTTTATGGTCGTTTGCTTCCAAACAAATCTCAGCACATTGCCGCACAATCAGTTCGGCGAACTTTAATGCGTTTGGCATCTCACCAATATCTTCCAAGGCTTCAACATCAAGGCGTGCCCGAGCCATAAGTTCTTTAATTCGTTCGTTCATTCTTCAACTCCGAAATGTTCCAATACTCCTCGTTTGATCAACTCACTATCAATAGACCCATGACCAAAGGAACTTATCTCAGCACATTCTCGCACAATCAACAGGGCGAATTTATTCAGTTCATATCCTGTAACATCTTTCAGAACAGTACCGTCTTTGTTAAAGACCTCTGACTGAATCAATAGTTGTTTAATTCTGTCGTTCATTATACTTCCTCTGTTTCCTTAGCCAATTGTTCAGCCAAGACATACAATTGTCCGGGCACCATGTTGTCAACATTATACGCAACACCAACATACCACACACCATCGTTCATAATGTAGTAGTATTCATAATCATAATCCTTGCTCAGAAATTCATCATACGATTGGTCCACAGTAAAGTCAACACCTGTTTCATCACGATCACGGCCGTAGAAAGTGCAACAATCGGTGCGAGTATCAAAGTCATGTTTTTCGCCAATAGTAGTACCCAAGCTAGACAAGTCGCCTAGGGAAACCAGATGATTTGCCTTAGCACTATCATAGTGTGCTTGCAGGATCTTGCCGTTGTTTGATAGATAACCATCCCAATGACAGTAAACGCTTTTCAGCTTGTCACCATGCATAACACCAATTCGTGAACGTGTACCCATTTGAAACTCCTGTTGTTAACTGATTAAGACTCTATTATATACCCAAATCCATTTATTGTCAACTATTAAGAACCAGTGTGCAACTCTAGGATTTCAGGGTTTTTACCATTTGGGGTGAATGCTTCAATGAAAACATGATAGTCACGGCTATCACGAATAACAGCATTAGCCGCAACAAACAATGCGGCCCATGTAGAACCATTGATTTCAATCTGATATTCCTTACCATGATAGACCTTGTAAGAAACAATTTTAGCATCCTTGAACGGATGGGGTTCGCTGAGATTTTCTACTTCAAAGATAGACCAAATAGCACTCAATCCCAACTCCTCACGAACGGTATCGTAGTAGTTAAATTTAGTGTCGAATTCTGTATCTGTCATTTTCTTGTCCTTTAATTAACTGTCTAAGATTGTATTATATACCCAAATCCATTTAATGTCAACCTTTTTTTACCGGAATACAGACGAATTCCTTCTTCAAATCCATCTGAATTTGGATAACTTTCTCCAATTCTGGGTTACGTTGACCGGGTACATTTAGTCTGGTTGCGTAGATTTCGTGGATAGCATTCTGACAACTAGGTAAATCATTATAGTTTCCTAGGAAGAATGTCAACGGAGCCTGTGCAACTATTACCATTGCAAGTAAATTGTACATTATACTAGGTCCAGTTGAATTTGTTTGCCCCGAATTGTAGTACCGATACCTGATGGGACAAGTTCGTTATATTTTTGTGCTTCCTGACGCATATTGGATAATTGGATTAATACTTCCCAAGCCAAAGATCGGGCATTAGTGGTAGCAAACATTGATACCAACTGCTGGATTGTCATATACAGACCGATATCATTTTCAGAGCCATCGCCCTTGAAAATAATACGGACTTTTTGAGAGTTTTTCAAGCCATAAATTATAGTTGGGGTACGCATTTTTAGTCCTTTAATTAACTGTCCAAGTATGTATTATATACCCAAA